TCAAATATACCTTTAGCAGTATCAGTAAATATTGACTTAAATTCAATTTTACCTTGCTTAAAATCTCCAGCCATAACAGCTTCCATAAACGATGTAGCTCTTTCAGTTGCTGGAGCTATAAGATGACCAAGAAGTCCTGTTTTCTGGGTATCAGAGGTTAATACTTGACGACGTGCTAAAGAGTTGGCTTCTCTTCTAGCACCATGTTTTCTTTTATATTTTTTAGATCGTTTATTATATATATCCTCGTTCACAAGGTCCCAAGCCTCAACACCTTCAACACCTGCATCACGAAGATTATATGTATTAGAATTTTCACTTAATTCTTCTGCAACTTTATTAACAGCTTCTCGAGCTTTGATACGACCTATATTAGATGTCTGTCTTGTTGTAGTATCAAGATTTTTGATCATACCAATCAGCTCTTCTAATGCAACAGTATCTGTTCCTTGCTTTGCATTTAAGCTGTTAACTACTTTCATTATTTCACTAGTAGCTGACATATCATTGAGATTGATGTGTTGATCATGTTTAGCCATACCACTAAGAAGAAGATTGAAAGTATTTTCAAGTGTTCCTCTATTCTTTTCATCAGTCTCAGCAGCAATCATTGTAGACATTTTCTTATAAAAATCAGTATCAGAAAATGCCTCAATCATTGAATTTGATAACATTTCAGCAATGTTACCACGAAGTTTATCTTGAGTCTGGTAGCTTTCAGTAGCATAATCCCAGTACTCTCTTCTATTCATTGACTGCTCTATTTTTCTTTTAGAAACTACCTTTTCAGCTATTGCTCGTAAATAAGCTGTTTGATCACGGAGTTCTTTTGTAATAACTTGAGTGATTGCATGCTTTGTTTCACCATCAAAAGGTATAGCACCTCTTTCAATTTTTGTAGACTCAAGTTTCTTACCAGTACCTGCTCTCTTTAAACCAAAAGACCTTGCTGCATATCGAGTGAGCTTACCGAACATGGAATCAGTATATGTTTCACCAAAATCAGCAAGTCTTTCAAGCATAGTAGGTACAAACGTTTCAAATGTTTTTTCAACATTTGAGATTGTAGTACCAACAAGTTTTGGTATCATATATGTTGTAAGAGCATTTGTTGCAAATCCCAAAGGGTTGCTAGTAACCATCTCAAGTGTACTATCATCGAGCATATCGACAACCATAGCAACTTCAGGCGAAAGACTTTCTTTTAATTGAGATTTAACATATGCTTTATATCTTGAAAGGTTTATACCGCCTTTACCATTAGAAAATGTACCAACAGCGGTAACCTTATCATTACTCATATAATCATCATTACTTGTTAATTTGCTACCCATCTGTTCATAGAAAGCCATCGATGCTTCCATGAATTTGTTCATATTCTCATTTTGATATTGAACTATCGCAGAAAGGCTATTATTAATATTACTGAGGTGAGTATTAATCTCACCTCCAAGTTTTTCAATCTGATACATACTAGCAGCACTGATGGATAAATATGCATCCATAGTAGCTTTATTAGTTTTCATCATGTTCTCAGATTGTTTTTGAACATTAGATGATAAGTTTAATACGGCATCTCGTGTTCCGTCATCAGATGTAACATTAATATTATTGGTGACTGGAGTATCCTCATCACCAAATGAAACATCATCAAAATCATCAAATCCTGAAAAATCACTATCATCAAAACCCATCATTCTGTCGGTCTGATCGAAATTTCCTGATTTGAAGTCAGAAAGTGCATTCTTATATGCTTTATTAGCATATTGAACATATTTATTATTTTTCAGAGTTTCAGTAACTCTTCTAACAGTTGTACGTCCATTACGAATAGACGATACTATTGTCTTTGATGCATTAAAAGAAGCACTACCAACTTCTGCTAAGTTAGGGTATATACTCTTTAATGAACTAGTTGTTGATGCACCTATACTCTTCATGGCATTTGTAAGCCATTTAGATTTATTTTTGTGAGTTGTATCAACAGTTGCTTTATTAGCCAATTAACTTCAACTCCTTTCTCTAAATTATAGAGAAATCTCATTTAAGGTATTGTTTTCATGAGGGATTTATATGTAAAAAAAAAGAAAAAAAGAAAAGGGATACACTATATAGTGTATCCCTTTTCTTAAAAATAGGAAGTTAGATGTGGATTACTTTTTCTTCTCCTCGACCTTGATTCTTTCAGCAAGCCAAGGAGGACAGGTTGACTTAACCGCAAGCTCCTTATGCTTTTTCTTGGTCGTCTTGTAGGTACCAAGATACGACCTATCCTGCGGACTATGTGCATCCGCTATTGTCGTCTTCTCGTCAATGTCTTTCAGATATATCGATCCCTTAAAATCCTTATTAGGAATGAGATCGAACTGATTACCAGCATTAATATATTCATATAATGCTGTTGCGAAAAACTCATAGAGTCCTTCCAGACTAGGAATCTGGAATTCTCCATCCAGAACCCTCACAGATTCATTCTTATCAACCCCAGCCTTTTCAAGCAGTGACTTACACCACTGCCTAAATCCTTTGGTAACCATGATATCTTCAACACCTTCAAGCTCACCCTTCTTGGATTTAGCCAGCTCAGCCTTAAACTCAACATCGTTAGCGATTGCTGTCATGAGCTTGACAAAGTTCTTCTTGTTGAAACGGTTGATTACAACCTTTCCGTTTCCATTTGTTTTTGCACTCATTTCACTGAGTACTTCATTAACTGTTTTTGCCATTTTAAAATACCTCCTTAATTATTTTTGGTTTTGGTTTTCTTCTTCTTGAGTTTTTTTCGTTCCTTGACCATTTGTAAAACCTCGTCAAGAAAGAAAGAATCAAGATTTGGAATTTTGATTTTAAAGGTTGACATAAAATAATCACCCTTTCATTAATAAAACGTATAGAGTATAATAAAATAATAATTTAATTCCAATAAAATCATTACTATTTCTCTATCTTAAATATATTATATAATTAAATTTTCATTAACTATTGCATTTGATAAGAGTGCATTCATTTTCTTAAATCATATTCAACAAATTCACCTTTATATTCACCTTTATCATTATATTTTTTAAATCCCATTTTTTTAGCTAAAGAGATAGAAGCATCATTCCCACTATGTGCATACCATCTCAATTCTTTAAGTTTTGACTGTTTTTTAAACCAGTCAACGGCTTCATTAATTACTATAGTTCCGTATCCTTTTCTACGATATTGTCTACCGTTTCGTGTTCCGACACATACTTCTCCAGTTTTCTCTGCTCCTTTATGCTCAAATACATCAGCAAACGCAACTGGTATATTATTTTTATATAATATTACATGAAATAATAATGAGCCTTTTCTACCATACTCTTTTGCACTAGCATACTCTTTAGGAGCAACAGGATTACCTATTTCACCTGCTAAAAAGATTTTATCTTTAGTAGTCATGGTGTTGTATATATTATTAACATCTTTTCTATTTCTTGTATATCTAATTTCAATATCATCATCTTTAATAACTTTTTCAAGTAATAATATCACTGATTCTTCATCAAGATTATTATTACAATAATTTTCAAAAATAATATCAATGAATTTATCTTTTTTCTTTTTAAAATTTTCATTTAGAATAGGGTGGTTATGAGACATATAAAATCACTCCTTTAAAATAATTGGTTACTATGATGACAATTATATCATCATAGTAACCATTTTCTTATTACTTACTTTCTTTTTCATCATATATTTCTTTTAACGTACGTTTTAATTCGATAATACATTTATTACCAAGAGCAGTTAAAAGAATAGACGGAGTCATACGTTTAAGTATAGAGTTTGATGCAATAATTGTACTTACTTCTTCTTCGGGTCTAAAACTACTCCATGGTTCATATCCCCCTGGAATAATTTCACCTATTGTATTTTTTAATGCAGTAAAGTTTGCAATCTTTGAACCGATTTCAAGTGGCTCTGAATGCTTGATATAAAATTCAATCATCACACCGCCCTCTTCGATTTTCTGTCCTTTAATTACACCAAATTTATTTGGTTCGATTTTATTAGTCGTTTCGTTTAATAATACACCACATTTTACTATACTATCTTTAGATTCTGGGTCGTACTGTTCGAGGAACTTCTTTTTTCTATTTATTTGGTTATAGTAATTACTTACTATTTTTCTTAAACTTGGTGACATCTCATCAAGTTCTACAGTTGAGTATATTTTAATATCCTCAATGACTCCAGAATATTTTGAATGTATATCATTTCTACTTCCCTCAAGCAAACTCTCCTGCTCATCAGTACTAAGATTTGCAAGGAGCGTATTAAGAGAATTATCTTCATAAGATGTATCAAATTGGATTAAAGAGTCTCCAACTTTTATTTCTTGACCTTTCTTAACCATATATTCAACATTGGCATTTTTACCAATTGTAGCTTGTTTTACAAAGCACATCTCAGTTGCTGCATCATCTGATAACTTTTCGGTTATCATAGTAGCATCCTGATATGTATTGTACGTAGACATTATTGCAACTTTAGTAAGTGTGCCCATATTCATACGACAGTTATTAAATTTATCATTGGTAAAAAAGTCTTTGTGATAAGCAAGCACATCATCTTTCTTAAATTTGTCACCAACCTTTAAAGGTGTTATGAGTTGGTTACTAAGGAAGAATCCGCCACCACCATTTTTAACTATTTTATTACCGAGGTCAACTGCTCTGCATTTACCAGAATTATACTTTACAATCATCACCTTACTTACTTCATCATAATCAACAACAGTGCCAGCTTCATCGGCATTAACAACAAAGTCTGATGACAATTCAAATCTGCACACTTCTTCCATACCATTTGATATTAATACAGGAGAAGATTTTTTTACAGGTATAACGTGCTTACTTTGTTTTATAGCATGACCGAGTCGTGTTGGGTCATCTCTTGTTGCTCCAAGTGGAATTGATAGTTCGCCAGGTGAAAATAAATCAACATCACGTAAATCTTTAAGATCGTTATCTTTTAAATCAACATATCCACGAAGTGATTTAACAGATGGATTCATTGTCAGTGTTTTCATAACTCCAGCGCCAGCATCGGGAGATGTTGAAGGAGATATAATACCAGTACATGTTTTATCATATGTTCTCTTAGCAAGTGTATATGATTCATCAAGGTTTGCACCTCTAAATCCCTTACTCGATATGCCTCTTGTCATTTCAAGTTCGAGAATCGGGTTTAATGTAGAATAATCTTCTACAGTTTTAAGTGCTAATACTTCTTTTATTACACAATCCTGAGGAACTGAAAATGGTGTTTTACCATTAGAATTTCTATACAGGATATATTTCTTTGCAAGTCTCTCATAAAGAATTGCTGGTATAATTTCGTTACTACGAATTCTCGACAGACCTTGATTTATTTCTGGTGTATATTGAGAATCTGATAATAGTGAAACTGCATATATAATTATCTCAACTAAATCAGTAGGAAGATTGATATCTTCACAAACTTCTATTGTAATCGGGTCCATCATGAACTCGTATACATTAAGAAGAGCATTTGCTATTGCAGCCTTACCATATACCTTTATGAGATATGGCATATATGGTTCTTTAGTATCCATCTCTGCTATTGTATATTTAGATGTATCAATAAGTCTAAAACCATTGATAAGTAAATCAATACCAACGGTCGATTCGTATATAAAATAACAGTCAGCAAATCTTAAATAGTTTTCATTCGGTTTAAGAGCTGGAAGTTTGTCTTCTAAACGATATGAAACTTTACCTTTTTTAAGGAGTGAACTTAAACCTTCCCAAAAACCAATAAGTAATCCAACAGCAACATACTGACTCATTACCTTAGCTCTAGTATACATAAGTCTCTTAGGAGCTTTAATTGAATCATATAATGCTTTACTTTCATTATCAAAATTTTCAAGAAGTAACTCCATTATTCCTTTTTCATCATCTGTCTTCTGTGTTTTATTATTAATAAATATAGGACTACCCAATTTATCTAATCCAATAAATAAATAGTTTTTAGGAATAGAAATATTCTTGTTTGCAGCAAATTCATGAGCTTCGTGTTGATCAAAATACAATTGCATTTTGCCATTTTTGTACTTAGTAACTACTTTTGATAGTTCGTCATATTCAATAGTAGTTACATATTTATTATTTATTGATAAGGCGTTTCCAAATGTAAAATGTGATTCAAGATTTTCAGATTTAGACAGTGCAATTTTAAGTCTCTCAATTGAAGATAAAGACTTGGTACCAACACGTTCAATAAACATCTTGTTATAGTTTGTAGTCAACTGAACTATATTTTCACTTGTTTTAACAACTGGATATAATAGGTTTTGTTTTTTAATAAGTTTTCTATTACCACCTATATAAAGGAACTTATCCTCTACAAATTTAGGAATATCAACTTTTATTGTATGACGTTTTCTGTTACTATCTTCAAGATATATAGTGTATGTATCTTTATAATTTAACTCATCAGATGTATCTTGAATTTTTATATCTCTTACATACATAGGAAGAGATTTATTGTTGAGAGCCAAAATTGCATTTGTAATATCTTTAGGCATCAACTTTTCGTTATATGTCTTTTCAAAGTTATCAAATCTAATTTTGGTCATATTTGTATTAGTAGTTCTAACTGCATTAGAAACATCTTTCACTGGGATAGGAATATGGTCTGCTTGTATTTTTTCTATTTCACGTATACTCATATTACCTATCTTAATATCTTGCTGTGCTTTTTTAAGCTCTTCATCTCTAGCACTTGATGCTGTTGATTTAGGCAACTTAGGTGTTACAGTCTGGTCGTATATCTTATTAAGTAATTCCTTATCCGAATCAATATCGTTTTCTACTTTTGTTTGAATAGCATTTCTTATAGTCGATGCTGGTACTGATGATGTATCAGGTACTATTCTTTCTATTTCATGTCTAACGATATCAGCTTTTTGTCTGATTTTATCATATACTTCAGGACTTGAAAAAACTGATGTTACTTCAGAGTCAGGTTCTTTAATAGTTGTATCCGTTACTATTTCTGTATTTTTTGATTTATTGATTGCTTCATTAATCTTATTAACAGAAAATTCAACAGCCTCATCTTTCTTGATTGTTTCTTCATCTGTTATTTCTTCAATTGTAGGAACAAATGAGTATAATCTAATCATTTCTCTACGAAGACTGATATAATCTTTCTTTCCCATCTTAGAGGGATTTACCTTAAGAGACCTTCTGTCAGCAAAAAAGTAAAAGTCGATATCAAACTTTGAAAGAATATCTGGATATTTATATGCAGTATAGTATAACATAAAAAGAGGATTATGGAGATTTTCCTTTAAACTCTTTTTCATCTTCCAATGATTAATATTTATGAGGACAAATTTATTTTCATAAAAATTGAGATTATTAGCAAAGAAAATTGCCTTTAAATAATCCCAATACATGCTAACCTTTTTTGAAGGCACCAGCTTTTCGCAAAGGGTATTAAATATTTCAAGAAATTTTGACATATCATAATATATATTACGATTATCAGTATTATTAATAACAATCTTTTTATATCCACGCAGTTTTGTCTTTTGTTCTATCGTTTTATATAAATCTTTTCTTTCTTTAATCATTCTAATTCTGTATATTTTATTATATAACCTACCTCTATATATTGGCTGGAAATAATAATAAAAATATTTATTATTATGATTAAAATTAGTAGTATTATTAATAATCTCAATGGATTCATTTGTATTATTTGTGTATAAAAAACAAAGATTACCCCTACCTGGCTTGGTATTTCCTCTAGGTAATGTAACCTTCTTATTCATTAATTTAATATAAGGAATATTTTCAGGATAAACAGCTTCAGTAATATATTCAGTATCAGTTGATTCAGTAATGATATTACTTGTTTCATCGCTGTTTAATATATCATCAAATAAACTCATATTATCAGTCACTTCCTTTCAAATGTATTCATTAATGTTATGTTTTCAAAGGGTATATTTATTAAAATAATAAAGAGAGATAGAAACCTATCTCTCTTTATTATTTACATTGTCATTACATCATATATAAAATCAAGATTAGACATTAAATCATCAACTGATTCTACTTTAATGTCACGTCCTTTTCTATCTTTAGTTTCAACTTCTTCAGCATTACTTTTTACTCTATCTGGAAGATTATCAGCCCATGTTCTAAGTGTCTCCATATATCTATTTTTCCATTTTGCAAATGCTTCATCAGGAGAGCCATCTTTGGGATTATAGTATATGGGCTCAATATCGAGATAATCCTTTCCATCAACATTTTTCCAGAACCAATGTTTGGGAGAATTAGGAAATTTAAAATCACCATCAAACATTATTCTTGCATCAGAATAGAGTTTGTCGTGATATACTCCATCTCGTTTACCATCTGTTTTTTTACGTAAATGAACATGTCCTGCTGATGAATACTTTGTTTTATATCCTTTTTGATTAAGGATCTCGATAACTGGTTTAATTTCAGCATCAATATTAGCAGCTTCGTCGATATCTGATTCAATAACTATAATGTTTTCATCAGGATTCATCTTATAATACTTAAGCTGATTTTCATACTTTCTAATTAAATCAAAATTATTATCATTACGAGCATTCTCAAGTTTAGCTTCAATTACATCACTTGGATATAATAATTCAAAAGGAGTTGATTCAACAGTTTCTTTGATATTTGAACCCATCTCAGTATTTTTTTTATCAGTGGCAGTTTCCAATGGTTTTTCATTAGGGTTATTAATGTTTTCTTTCTTTACATTACCATCAATTTCATTTTCAACTTTTTTAACTAAAGCATCAACTGCAGCTTTATCCTTAGGATTGAGTTCCTTCTTTAAAATTCTGATTTCTTTTTCTTTTTCAATCAGGTTTCTTTTTAATTCATCAATACGAGCCCTATCAGTCCCTTTTTTCTTTGCAACTTTAAGTCTTGATTTGATGAGTGCTTTTTCAACAGCGGCTTTCTTAATACTAGCAGAAAGTTCTATGTTGCATTTTACATCTTTAATGAATTTCTTAATTTCAGCCTCTACATAATATGTATAACCATATTCAGGATTCATAACATATTCAAGAGTACTTTCAAGTTCAATATCATCAGGAAGATCTATACCATCGAGTTCATCTTTATCAACTTTTTTATCAACGGTATTAATATCCTTTATAACATCATTAGGATTACCAAGACCATCAGTTGAACCAGTTTGAGGAAGCATTGCACATATAGAGTTTTCAGTTTTTTCATTGTTTTTATTTACTTCAGTAGTTCTAGCAGCAGCTTCTGCTGCACCACTATCATTATTTTCAGGTGGCTTATCAGGATTTATATCTTTTGATACATCGACATTCTCAAAATTCATAGCCACTTCCTCCATTTCAGATTCGATACAATAGTCATCATATACGTCATCTAATAATGAACTGATAACCGATTCTTTTTGAATTTCAGGAACTCTTATAGAAGCATAGTATAATGATCTAGGTCCGAACTCAACCTCACATTTTTTCTTATATTGACGTAATATATCTTTTGTTCTATCTGTTTTAGAAATAGCAACAGCTATTTTGTATAATTTATCTACATCTTTAAGTTCCTGTGTTAATTCTTTTATAGTTTCTTTATCCTTGGGATTTTCTCGCTTAATTTTCTTAAGTTTCATCTCAAGCTTTACTTTTTTCTTTATTGTTTCTTTTACCTCTTGATCTAATGGATATTGAATTTTATCAACAACCTGTTTACCAGCAATCTTAGCTAAAACAGTCCCCGCTCCTTCCTTTACAAAAACATACGGAGCTTCAGTGACAAATTCTTCAACACCAACTTCTTCTCGTATATCATTAATGATTTTATCAAAATAATCAATTTGATTTTCCATATTTTTATTTTCATTCCTTTCTATATCAGAATTATTGTTAATATCTTGTTTTTATCTGCTAATTTTAAGGAATTCATCTATCATACTGTTATATTTTGTTAATAATTCGATAAATAAATTAAAGAACCGTAAAATATATAATGATTTTAATCGGTCATCATCTGTTTTATCCAGATAATTACTCACATTAAGTATAAGTTTTTTATTGGATTTAATAAGTTGAATATTTTCATTTTTTTGTTTCATGAGTTCCGTTCTATGCTTACGGATTTCGCTTATAATATTATTAGAATATTTATCTGATGGAATTTCAGAATATGTAGATACAATTATTCTATTATATTCTTTAATTCTTCCAACTGTTACTTTTAAATGATCATTGATTTTATCGTGTTTATCTATAGTATTCATCTTAGATGTATCATATCCAAAATATTTTTTAACATTTGTTTCATTTGCAAATACTTTCATATATTGAAGCATTTCTTTTCTTATCTCATTAAGATTTTTGATAAAAGATACTATATCATATTTTACATTTTTTTCAATTGTCTGTTTAAGGTTTTCTTCTTGATATCTTTGTGCATATAATTCAGCAATTGTTTTACCAGAACTATATATTTCATCTAAATCGGATATACTTAAATCTATCATCAATTATTCACCATCCCTACAGATATTTTTTTAACCTATTTTTATCACCAACAACGGATGATGATATGTTAAATTTTTTCATAGCTTTTATAATGTTTTGTGCAAGTTCTTCCTCATATTTAGGTTCTACTTTATTAAAAAATCTTATTGCAGCCATTACATGAGATTTATCATTTAAAGGATACTTACGTAATTCTGGAATACCGAATGTTTTTGTTTTGAGATTATTCCTTTTTTCTGATGTAAGGGTTGCTTCAGTCATTTCATCATCTGTACAGGCATTAACGAATTCATCGAGTGTCATACCATATTTCGTATTCCTAACAGTTGATATATAGAGCTCTGGGTACTTTCTTTTTTTATCCCAGCGTTTTTTAACTTCATTTTTAAGGTCATTTAAATTATCATATGGACCATGAATACCCTTATTATTTCCCCATGCTGTTTCTAACCAGTAATATTTTTTCTTTTTTACATAATAGGAAAATGAGTGTGTCTCTCCACCCTTTCCACTCGAAGGATCATACTCGATTACAAATAATCGCCCTGGATCAAGATGCATCTTTCTTAATGCATGGTATGTGAACTCTGATTGATCATGGCATGATCCTTTTCTAGTTTCATATAATTCTTCAGGACTTTTCAGCTTAGTATAATTAGCATAAGATATATTTGATTTCATCCATTCGAATAATGCTTCCGGTGTCTTTATATTATGATAAATAAATTTATCAACACCATCTTTGTACATAGATTCTACCACTATCTCATCACTTCCAACATGATTTTTCAAATACCACTTTAATGCTTCTCTATGTTCATCTTTGAAAAATTGTAAACATTGCTTAATTGGATAGAATTTACCACTAAGAATAAATGAGTCCCTATCAACTTTTTTTATTTGACCTTTATACATAGATACGTATGTTGCAACATATATATCAGTAATAGCACCATCCCAGATATGTTTATCGTCTCTTTCATCAGGTTTATTAATCTGCTTTATTTGAAATCCACTATTTTCAACGTCTGATATATTTAGTCTAGCTTCTTCTCTACATTCATTCTCTGCCTGTAAAGCATCATTGGAATCTTTTTCTTTTGAACCACCTGGTAAAAAATATTCACCATTAGGTTTTTTCTTAACGAAAACTTCTTTATTACCACGTACCACTATAGTTTCAACACGATTGCGATAAACATGATTATCAAAAGGAAATGTTATTAGTGCATTCCATGTTTTATTTTTATCATAAAAGCCACCATGCTCTTTAGCAAGCTTTCTACCTTTTTCTAAATTAGTCATTTTATCACCTTCTTGTATTAAATTAGTTATTATAATGTGCATTATCTGAAAAAAATAAAGGGTGCAACACACATGTGTGTTGCACCCTTTATGTCACTTATAAATGAAGAACGAATGCGATGGGCGTATTCTTATCGTTTAGCAATGCAAATGAATGAGTCCATCTTGCCGTCTGAATAAGCTTGTCAATATCACTATCAACTTCACTTACCTCATCATTTTCATTAATCTGATATTTCTTTTTCATTAGATTAATGAAATCTGATACTGGTATATTAACACCAATTAATTCCTGAGTAGTCAGGTATGATACTAATGGTTCTTCTATTCTTGCGTGATATTCTCTTTCAAGAGATGAATAATTAGACTTAGGTACAGTGAAATATACATAACGTACCTTTGACATATCGAATAATCTATAATTGCACAGTAAAAGTGAATTATACTGTACAGCTATTCGATTCTTTACATTCGTACATATCGGATGATATGACGGTATTTTTGTTATTATTAAAGGATACATTTCAGACATTTTTGTACCCGAAGGATTGTCGTCTTCTGATTTCAAAACTTCATATTTGTTATTGTCATAATGTGTATAGTAGTTTATCACATCATTGAATTTAACATACACAACCTTTTTTGTGTATGTCAATTTATCAAGTTTTTTTGTTTTTATAGGTTTTTTCATTGTTTTTTCATCCTTTCATTTTTTTTATAATTGATTTTCTATATAATCCTTTAAAGCATTTAATATATCATCAGTTGATGATATATTAACATATGTCACTCTTGCAGAATTTGGTGAACTTATAGCCAACTTACCGTCCTTCAGTGACATAGTCATGTCAAAATTATTTATATCCATAAATTATCACCTTCCAAATCTTGTATTATATATATAATAGTTCATATCTGATTCCATTTCTTTCAGATCTTTTAGACTAGGTGTGTATGAACCCTCATCTTTTGCTAAGTCCTCCATTAACATTATGACCTTACGTATTGATTTTAAATCTTTTTTACTAATATCATATGTTTGAACAGTTCTTAACAAAATATCTTTAACAGTAATGAAATCATCAGTATATCCATCATCATACAATTCAAGTGTATCAATATACTTTCTTTGGATAAAGGTTTCTTTATACCGTACTAGATATAGATCATCAAACTCTATCCGTTTATATGATTTTTTATTTTTCTCTTTATTAATAGAGAGCCTCAAATCATCATATTTTTGTAATAGTAGTTCACAGTATTTTTGAACTACTCGCTTTTCACGATGAAAAGCAATAATTTCTTTTTCATTTTCAATCACATAGTACATTATAAAACTTTTCCCCTGCATACTGTATCTCTATAAGGTCTATCTTTTCGACAGACATATGATCTATAAGATACTTACTGGCTTCGGTCTCTGTTAATCTACCATTATTTGCTACTGGAGATTTACAATAATCAAAACCATTTATTTTGAATTTAATTAATTCCTTATCATTGGATGCATTTTCGATAAATTTATCAATAAATGATTCTACTGATTCATCATCAAAAAGTTCATCGCTGATTATTTCGATTTTAATATTTAAAATCTTTTCATCATTTTCAAGATGAATATATCCTTTTGTGAGTAATTGTTTCCATTGCTCATTGGTTATTTTAAACTCATCAGGTATATATTCATTAACTGATGTAAAGGTATCTAGTTTGGATAGTGGCTGTTTAATTGTCAAGTCAATCCTTTTTTTCTTGTTCATTTCATCGCTTCCTATTCATTTGGATAACTAAGTTCAAAAGATATTACTTCTTGAGTCGACATAAAATCCATAAGATACTTACTGGCTTCAGTCTCTGTTAATCTACCATTATTTGCTACTGGAGATTTACAGTAATCGTAGCCATTTATTTTGAACTCGTCTAACTCTTTATCATCTGATGCGTTATTGATAAAATTATCAATAAGCGCATCGATGCTTTCATCTCTCATAATATTATCATCCAAAAATTTTAGATGTATATCTATGATCTTCTCATCATTTTCAAGATGAATATACCCTTTTGTGAGTAATTGTTTCTCCTGTTCGTTGGTTAATTCAAACTCAGCCAAATCATCGTATGACTTAATATCAAAAGTATTTATTTTTGATATCGGATGTTTGATATCAATCAATACTTTATCTTTTTCGGTATCGTTCATTGTTAACACTCCTTTATTTTATATTTAATGAACTCTGATAAATCTTCTGTAACTTCGAGAGTGTTTCAGGTTTAATATGAGTTTTAATAGGGTCGAATGATAAAATAGCAAGAATTAACGAAGCAATCAATCTTGCTATAATAATTACAATAGGACATATGTCCTTGAAAACATTTTCTATCCTATCAAGAAGATTGGTTCCTTCTATTCTCTGAATCACTTCCTTTCGAGCTTCTATTCGTTCAAGCGAATTGTCAAAATAGTAAGGATCTTTCTTTATCTTCTTTCTCGCCTTCTTTCTAGCTTTCTCTTCAGCAAGATAAAGTTCCAACTGAAGCTCTTCAATTTCTGACATAATAGCATCGTATGTCATATTCAAAGTCTTATCAACCTCATTTATGATTGATATTGGCTTCTTATTTTCCTTCTTTTTCTTAGCTTTTGACATTTTAAAAACCTCCTAATTTAAATATATAAAATATATATCTGAAATATATTTTATCTTAAATATGATGTATAAATTGAAGTTGAAAATTAAATTTTATTTTTTTATAACATTCTATTAAGGGGGAACCCCTACCAGCTGGGGGAGCGAAAAGCGAGCCCACAAATGGGGGATAAAAAAAAATAAAAAAAAGAGAAAGAAAAAGGAAGAAAGAGAAAATAAAAAAGAAAAGAAAAAAAAAGAAAGAGAGAAAGATAAAAGAAAATAAATAAGATAAGAAAGAGAAAGGAAACCCCTGAATAATTTAAAAAATAATGATTCGTATATGAACGATGATTTAATTTATCAGTCATCTTTCATAACATTTAAATAAAAAATGAATTCACATTCTAGTCCTAGTCTCCTTTCAGAATATTATCTAAATCAATTGACTATTACGTATTTTATGCGTAATAGTCAATTTTTTCTACATATATTAATATAAAAATATATTAAAAAATGGGTCTATAGATTTTTAATTCTATAGACCCATTTTTTTAATTATTATCATCTAATACACGTCGTTCAAGTTCTTTCGATGAGGATAACAATACATCATAAATACTCTTTGATGTTGATTTGATTGAATTAATTATATAAAGTATCTCATTACTTAATGCTGAATTCATGTTATAAATATGGCTATTTCTAATTGCAGTTTCATACTTCAATAAAGTTGAAGAAATGTCATTTAGAGAAATCTTCATACTAAATTTAATTGACGTATTTAATGGAATAAATTTATATCTTGTAAGATTAGCCTCAGGTTTAGAAGATACTTCATCTTTCATTTTCTTTATATCTCCAAGTTTAGATGATAATCTCATACTATATTTATCTAATCCTTCCGGTATTATCATTTTAGCATCTTCTCTAAATAAAAGTTTCATATCCTGATGGTCTATGAAAAATACGTTAGGAAGAGCTACAAACATCTCTAGGAACGCATAAAAACTGCAATTTATAACAAAATATAGATTTATTGATTTGTACATTAAACCACGTGCATCATCTATCACATCTAAAAATACACTGGAAGTGTGTGATATATCTGTCTGTATATTATCTGTTTTATCACCAAAAAACGATATTGAACCTGTAGGAGATACAACATCTGATAATGATACAGAAGTTTTTTTATCATCGATAAAACTATAGAAATTATTATGAATGTACGAATCAACAACAGTATCAATTTTATTTACATATGATTGATAATAATTATAAAAATTATTAACAAAGTTTGTAATTAATGAATTCTCAAGAACTTTATAATCTAGAATTTCAGGAGAAAAATCGCTGTTTGATTGATATCCAAATGTTTTCATAAAAAATACATCAGGCATCATACTAAAAATAGAGAATAACTGAGAACCAGATAACGACAAAATAATTCTCTTAGTTATACAGCCAGCTGTTAGGAAGTATTGACCAATTGAATATTTTATATCAGCATCATGATTAATGCTGTTAGATAACGTTAAGATGTTATCTATAACTTGTTTATATTTATCGCCTAATGCTTCATTGTCATAAAATGTCGCTACTGGAATAATTTCAGAGTTTGTAAAGACTTTAATGATAAACTCTTCAAATAAAGTCAGGTCATCAATGAAAAAAGTTATTGTGACATGAGATAGTAATCTATTAATATTATCATATATTTTTTGATCATAATCTGGATTGTGCTTACCTATTGCAATAGCTTCATATAATTTGTCAATATTTGACATTTCTACATTCTGTACAATCATTATTGATCTTCCTTTTCTTTAATTTTGTCACATGTTATTGTTCCATCTTCATATATAAGATGAGGACATTTATTACATTTTTTAATAGAATCATCAGATTCTCCGAAATATGATTCAATTTCTGAATCATCATAGTTATTAAGACATTCATTATTCATAAAAAATCCTCCTTGTCAATAGTTATATTAAAGTATATTGAATGAATTGTGAATTACTTATATATCATTTTCATATAATTTAGGTAAAGGATATGAAAATGTATGAATAAATTTGATAAAGATATAAAAAATATAAAAGAATCGGTTGATGATCTTTTATTGCTTTCTGATTTTTTGATTTACAATTCATTAGATAAAAGTCCTAAGAAAATTAAAAAGAAATTGGAAAAGTTAAAGAAATATCTTGATGAAGAGGATTTCGAAAAATGTATGAATGAGGAGTGGTTATCAAAATATGAAAACTACTAATAAATATAAGTACTACTTATATTATCTATATGATGAAAATATAGATGATAATGTAGAATTATATGCATATACTGATAATAAAGAATTAGCAAAGCAATTCGAAAAAGAACGAGATATGAATTTATTTCATAAAAAGGTGATGAAATTTGACAGAAGTACTGTGAACAATTTAGTCAGATATAATCAGCCGAATAATCTGATGCTCATGAACGGTTATACTAAGGATATAGATAATCCAGGTATACCTGTTCCTTTTTCATTAGTTGTCACGGAAGCTGAAGAACTGAGTTTAATTTCATCATACGATTCGTTTATCACATATGAAATATTTTCGATGGCACGTGTAAATCCATTTTGTTTTAACAAGAGAATTTTTAATGCTTTGAAGTATATTGATTATGTATATAGCTATATGTATTGCTATGAACCTGAAAAAATAGAAGAATTATTTCCGAATGCACAATATGATTATGAATTTGATATATTTGGTGGGTTTATAAAGGCATTTGGAAAATATCTCAGAAAGGATTAATATGATAATTTATTGTATTTATGCCGCAGTGCCAAAAAAGGTTTTTATTGACTCAGTTTCTGGTGTTATACCAAATACTAAAGATTGGTCATATGATGATGAAACTGAAAAGTACACTGGGTTATATGCTTGGACAAAGAAAAAAAGTCTATTTATTGATTTCATGAATATTCGTTCAGGATGTAAATATTATATTCCGTTGAAAAAAGATTTTTCTAAAGATGAATATATGAAATTTAAGGAAGTATATTCAGAGTATAAACTTGGGTATTATGAATATGATCGTGGTGATACATCTAAAGTATCATCAACTATATTTCCTTCAACACTATTTGAATTTTTACTTACTGATAGTGCTGAAGGATATGGTGAAATGTACTATAATTATATGCCTGAAATAATGGTTGATTATTATCCATTTAATCAAGCATTGATTGATGCCCTTGATGCAATATCTTATACAACTGAATATGATCTTATGGTTGGCGGTGATCCAGAATGTTTTACTGATGATGAGATAACTGAACGATCTGAATTTGCTGAATATAATAAATCTTATGGATTTACAGTATTTGGACGTAGATATTTTGATATTTGCGCTGATAAATTACAAATGTTAATTCAGTATATAAAATATATGATATATTGAGAGGAAAACTAATGAAAGTATACATGTTTTATTTAGTTCATGAATTTCTTACAGAGACTTATTTTCCAGGTATCAGTAATGATAACGTTAAAAGAAATAATGACACATTTTATGCATTGTATGGATTCACTAATGATAAATCTATTAGAAACAAATTCATCAATACTCGCAATATGAATATATTCTATTATAAGACGGAAAATATGAGTAAAGATGAATATGAATCATTTTCTGAAAAATACGATGATTATGTTATAAAATTCAGAGGGTATAAAACTAAGTTTATTAAAAATGACAAAATAGTCACTGATATCATATTAATTCTTAGTACTGGAAAAGAATTCAATAAGGTATATTTTGATGGTATATCTTCATTACATCAAATATTTGATGAAGTCCACAAGAATTTATCATTAATCTCTCCAGATATATTTAATGATACAATATCTAATATATTAAAAAGAATATTTAATTATTATGATTTTATAGACTGGGTAAGACAAATGGATTCAATGCCCTTTTATTCATTCGAAATAAACTTATTTGCATTATATTTTCATGAATTTGAAAATACGTATAATATAGAAAGGATGTGCGATGCATGCATTTATGGCGATACATTAAAAAACCTACTGATGTAGAATTAAAAGAGGACGACTTCCCTTCAATTAGTAAGTATAATCTATATGCATTAACTGTCGATAAGGAGTTGGCAAAGCGCTTTGAAAAAGAGCGTGATATGAATAGATTTATTAAGAGGGTTACTAAAGTTAGTAAAGAAGAATATGCAGAATTTGCTAATTCACATAGAGGTAAAGTGTTGACATTGCAAAAAATAAGAACTGTTGAAAATAGAAATACTAATTCACAGAGGATATTTGATGTTGAGTTATTAGTAACTCAGGATGAATATCAATTTGTTAAAGAACCTCAAATACCTATAAATGACGAAGGATGGTGGGCATCACTTGATACTTTTAAATTATTATTTAATAAAAAGATAATGAAAGCGCTTGAATATCTTGATTTCATTGATGGATATAAATTATTCAACATGTGTGAGCAAATGACATATGAGGAATCTCTATATACTAAATTGTCTGACTGGAAATACGATGAACTCGCATATTTTATCGCCATATATGGCGATACGTTTAAATAATAAACAGTCTACAATTTATTAAGTGAGGTGAGTTTGAATGTCAAAAAAAAGTTTGAATGACTATATCAATACGGTGTCTATATCTACTCCAGAACCAATGGAATATTATGTTAATATAGATACTGATAAAGATAGATGTAAATATATAAAAAGGGTTGAAAAAATAATCAGAACATCCATGGAATATCGTGATTATATTCAATTTTTAAAAGATCATCTAGACTTGAATAAATGTATATTCTTTCAAGAAATTACTTCAAATAAAGAACAAAATAAACGAGGAAGAGTGAGTATTGAATTACATCATGAACCTTTTACATTATACGACTATGTAGAAGTAGTTTTATCAAAATTTCAAGACGAAGGTCTTCCTATTAATGATTTATTAATTGCCGATGAAGTCCTCGAGCTTCATTATTTGAATATGGTTGGTCTCGTACCATTATCCAAAACAATGCATGAAGTTATACACAAATCATCAAAACTTATAGTACCACTAAATATGGTATATGGTGATTATTCTCAGTTTTTAGAAAAATATGAGAAATATATAACTGATGATATGTATGATAAACTTCAACGTAAGCTTGATATGACTAAAAACTTAACACCAGAGTCATTTGAAGCAATACGTAAAGAGTTTACATATATAGATGTTGATGGATTTAATGATATTAGTAAAATGGAGACAACATCAAGTGCGGTAGTATGAAAAAATGAAGTTGTACAATTTTTGTACAACTTCATTTTTTTAAGGAATCCGGCGAATAATAAATTTCTTTCAGTTTATTTCTATGTTATAAAAATTAAAAATAAACTTGAATCAAACTCTCATTTAATATTTTCTATTAGTTTATATATTATTTCATAGTAAGAAAATATTACCATAGAAAGGAATGGTTAATTTTATGGAAGACGAAAGAATGTTATTAATCGGTTTTGACGAAGAAGAGGAAAAAAATATACGAGAAATCTTCGACGAAACTGAGGAAGAACCTAAACCACAAGGTCAACTTTTTTCAAAAGTTGAACGTAAGCCAGTGTACATTTCACCTGAACGTTTGAAGGTGATTGAAGCTGGAATGAACTGTGTGGTAGTTCATGATTTTGGTGATGAATATCATCTAAGTGAGGAAGAACGTCAGGCTAAAAACCATTTTTATGAAACGTTTAAAATTCTTAGAAAAGCTAAGAATAACTATAGACATATTGATGAATATGTCACAGTTATGAGAGAAGCACTGCATTGTTTAGATGTAGTTGCAGAAAACAATGGTGTATATACACCAGAGGAATTCAAGAAACTCTTTATGCGAAATAAGATATATATAAATGGCTTGAAGTTTCCTAAATATAAGGGAAAAAATAGGAAAGATATTTCATGGGAATATCTTTCTGAATTTATTCTTTCAGATGAAGACCCGAAAAAATTACTTCATCAGGAAACGGATATATTTACCGATGATGAATTAATTGACGACATTCCTCAAATGTTTAACGAATCTGAACTTGATTCGACCGTTGACGAATACATCAATGCAGATACATCTAAGGATACAATGTACTATGATCCTGATGATGAAAATGATGATACTGAAAGATCGGTTGCAGTATCGTTAACGTCGAAAGAAAGCAAGCTAGTGCTTAAATATTGTCCTGAGATATTCAAAACTATCAAAAGGATAAAAAGAAATCAGTCTAGTACTAAGCACTTGAGTTCATTTGCGTTTGAACTTACAGCGGATGACATCAGTCATATTGAAGAATATGACAGAAAGCATAATTATAAGTCATCATCGGATATACCTGAATTTACAGGTAGTATTCTCGATGATGATAATTACAACAGGTTCATGATGGAACTTGAAGAATATGCCGATGAGAATATCAGAGACGACTATCATGGTCGTCTTAAGACATTAGGTGCCATTAAAGAACTTGAGATAAAAGAGGTGCTTGAAGAATCTGGATGGAATATCAAGGCATTCTCTGATAATAAAGAGCGTGAGAAGAAGCTTCGTAAAGCTCAGAAGCGTGATAAAGAGCGTGAGAAGAAGCTTAAGAATCAACTTCTCAAAGTTCAGAAACGTCAAAAACGTCGTATGGGTGACGACGTAGTTTCTAAGAAAAAGAAGAAAAAAAATAAAGTAAAAGATGATGGAGATGATTAAGATGTATTAAAATCATACAAGCATAATGCAAGAGAAGCGATTGATTGCATTTTGCTAAATACTGTAGAAAGTTCTCATGAAGATTTTGATGATTATAAAGAAGAATCATTAGATTGGTCATGGGATAATATTTATAAAGGGAGTGATTAAAAATGAGTGAACCTCAAATGACTAAAAGGAGATCACTTATTCAGAATTATTTCTCCATGGAACTTAAGGATGAAATCTTTAAAGTTACATTGGAGCATATCCTTGATAATAATGAAAAAGGTAAAATTATCAAGGATCTTCTAACAAAGTATAGCGTACCATATACTTCGTTAGGAAGCGGAACAAACAGAATGGCTGTGTTAATAGATGGTTATGCTGTTAAAATAGGATTGGACAAAGATGGAATGATAGACAACCGGCGCGAATTCTTATATACACGAGAATTACAGCCGTATGTTGTAAAAGTGTATGAATGTACACAGAATGGATTACTTGCAGTAACCGAATATGTCAGTATATTCACACTTGATGATTTCCATAATTATCAAGAAGATATGCGTGAAATCTTATCAGAGATTTCAAATTTCTTCTTGATAGGAGATGTTGGAATAACCGGTAAAAATTACGTAAACTGGGGTTTACGTAATGATGGTACAATATGTATACTTGATTTTGCGTATATATACTCAGTCAAGTATAAATTATTTGTATGCACTTGCGACGATGAGAGCATACTAAATTATGATAAAGACTACAATGTCTTAATTTGTCCACATTGTGGAAAAAAGTATAGATTTGCAGAGATACGGAAACGTATAACTGCAAAGAACCAAGAAGATGAGATTGGCGATATTCGTCGTCTCGGGTATAATATAACAAAGCCTGAAGAACTGGTACCAGTAAATCCAGACTTTGAAAATATAAAACCTGAAAAGAAGAAGAAAAAGAAAGTTGACCCTGCTGATGAAGCTAGGAAAGCTTTAAAAGCCGAAAAGAAAAAACGTAAAGAACAACGTTTAAAGTTTGGTATTGATGATTTTGATGAGAATTAATTTTTGAAAGGAAGTAATTATAATGAGTAAAAAAAAATATAGCAAAGAATGCAACCAGCTGGATGCAATGAACCGGATAGCTGAACTGGAAGCTAATGAAATTTCGATTAATGAATTCATGGGTTGTGATAGACCCGCTGGGTTTGTTAATGATTTGAACGATCGTATCAAATCACGTAACAAAAAAGTTGCAACTTTAAGTAGTAATGAGTCAACAGCGCCGTCGTATGATGTAAAAGAAGTATCTAATCCTCTTATATTTGAGGAGATTGAAGAAGTATCTGATCCACATGTTATAAATGCTCCTTCAATTGATGATACTGATGGCATAAACGTATCGTATAATTATAATCTTAAGAGGATTGTAATAGATGATGGAATTGCACCTACGGTGTTATCAATTCCGACAATTGATTATATAGATTTGAATAGTAGTGTATACGAAGCCGATTATGATGCTGATTATATTGGTGATATATGCGAAACATTAATGCGCTTCACATTAATTAATAAGCATCCATTTGCAATAGTAACACTGGATGAATACGAAAACCTGTTCAAAAAATATAGAAATATAAATACAAATAAATTCTTTATTGTCGCAATAAGTGGTCACTACTGCCTCTATTATATTAGTGACAGTGATCATAATACACTTGTGTCACTTCCTGATATATTTGGATTAACAGATGACATTAAGCGACTCAAATTCTGGGTTAACGCTGCTACCCAGTCGGAACTCGGTAATGTCGCATTTTATCGTTATAACAGCAACTATGTAACTGCTGTAAAGAATTTACGGGGTGAAGATGCTGTTAAAAGGTATCTGGATTTAATCGATAATGATTCAGATACTATTTTTAACACCATAGGAGATATCAATGCTCGTAATGAGTATGATATTTATGATGATGATGTCTTGGAAAGAATCATCAGAACTATTCATACAGAACTTCTTGATGATACTGATGAAGACGACGAAGATGATGATTATGATACTTCATCAGATAATATAGAGTATAATCCAGCATTCCCATATGAACCTATAAGGGATGATGATACTGATGAAGGAATAATGGAAATATCTGCTGATGAAATTGATAAAATCGATTTTGATATTAATGAAACATCTGAAGAAACTAAAATAGAATCATTGAAGTCTGATAATGATGGTTCAATGAAACTTCCTATAAGACACAAAAATAAGGAGTGATTCATCATTATGATGTTCATTATGAACAGCAAAGTGTTTCAAAATGATTTTCTGGAAAATGAACCAGATGATGCTATTTTGAATGCACAGTATGTGGTCATTTCTACAAGAATACGTAAAAGTAGTAATAGATTTGACAATATTGTACTGGCTCATAATGACCTGTTTCCCAACTCTTCGTCTATGCTTAAATTAGACGAAGAGTCTAAACGGGAAGCATATTTTGAACAGCTCGATGAAAAGCGTGCACTCTTAGCTATTTTGGTTATGGGTTGTATAGAGAAAGGTTATAATATAATTTTTATATGTGCAAAAAATGAAGATAAACTTCATTATTTACAATATCTTTCTGAGTATATATACTTAACATTTGGTTATCCTGTGTACGAATATCGAAAATATTCAAAAGGTAAGATTGGGCTATTAAAGTATAAGAAAAAGGAAGTTCTTAAAGAATGTAAGAAATATTGTAAAGAAGCTTCCTTAAAAAGTCGTCGTGAAAAAATGAAAACCGAACGAGGGCGACGAGAACTCAAAAAAGAATTCAAATCATTGTCTAAAAAGAAAATGAAAAAAGAACTCGAAAGACGAGACCTATATATTGATGGTATGAGTCGAAAAGAGATGGTTGAAGTTTATGAGCTCTTTGTTTTGAACTAAAAAATGTATGTGTGACGTTTTATAAAACGTCACACATTTTTTTAATTAAAAATATGAAAGAATGTGATGCATATTGGAAAATATATGGGAAAAAGATACTTTTCTTAATGATAACATCATATACACTTTCAATAAAGATATTATTGAATATGATATGAAAGAAGCTGGTTTCTCATTAATACAGGAATATGGACTTCTTCCCAATGACACAATATCTCAACTTAAAAAAATGAGTAAAGATAAGAGGAAGATACAAATTGGTAAGATACAAATAAAAAATGAAGATTTAAAAACTAACTTAAAACTGGCTTTTCAAGATGCTAGACATTCATTTTTCGTAATGAATGATTTAGATGAAAATGATGTTATATCTATTAAGAAAGACGCTATATTTGTGATTAAGTATTGTAGTCATCAAGAAATAGGTAAACATATAAATTTTCGTCCCAAACATTATTATTCATCATATATTCGTTTAGGAAAACGATTAGAACTATATTATAGTCCTGATGATTTTTCAGTAAAAGGGATAGGTGATGAACGAACTAAACTTCATAATGAATATATGATTAAATTTCTTCGTTTATATTTTAAAAAGATGGAGACATCTGATAGTAAAACTGTAATAGACTTTACTAGGTCTTTTATTGATAAATATAAATCACGAGAATTAGCATTAGGATTTTATCGTAATTTTAACGAAAAATCAGATTTTACAATCATTGGAGATGATAATAAGTATATGCAATATTGGGAAGATGAAAAAGACCAAGTTGATATATCTTATAATTATTTCAATATATTATTAAAATTAATTAAAATACCATTGTAAGAAAGGAAAAGATAGTTATGATAAACAATAATGAAATTAATAATATTGAATACACACCTGGTGATAGAACATGTTTCATATATTTTGATACTGAATTCACTGGTTTGAGAAAGGACACAACTCTGATATCTATTGGTCTTGTTGACTGTAATGGTAAAAAATTCTATGCAGAATTTGAGGATTATAACAGTTCACAAGTAGATGATTGGATAGATGAAAACGTTATCAGTAATCTTTCATCACCAGAAAATCATTTCGATGAATACCGTGATTATTGGACAATGACTGGACGACGAGAAGAAATATCCGAAAAACTTCGTACATGGCTTTCCCAATATTCAGATAGGCGTGTACAATTTGTAAGTGATGTATCTCATTACGATTTTGTACTTTTAATTGATTTGATTCTTAATAATCCTGAAAGTACCGCTATGCAGTTACCTAGTTGGATATCGCCTGTTTGTCATGATATAAATCAAGATATCGCACTTCATCTTTATATGGATGAAAATGTTAGAAAGAAAGCAGATACAACTGATGCATGCGCATTTTCAATGAGTAGAGAAAAGATACTTGAGTCTCTTGATGTTAAACTTCCTACAGGAATTAAGCATAACTCACTATTTGACGCAGAGGTCATAAGAAGAATACATCAATGTATCTGGAATATATAATATAAATAAGTGGAAGAAATCATATATGATTTCTTCCACTTATTTTTTTTATAAATCCGTAGTATCTGGGTTTCGATAATTATTATTATACTGAAGAACTAGACCCATAAATATAATACTAGTTTGTTGAGAAATGTATTTCATAATATACTCATTAGATATAAATACATTGGGATTATCGAATATCATTTCTTTTCGTAATCCCTCATATACGGATTCAGATATGCTCTCAATGTCTTCAGCTAAAGTTGTATATTCATATTTTCTATTTAGTGGTGCATATATTTTTAATTTAGCATCACTTTCTATTTGAATTAGTTGATTAATTAAGTCCATTACATCTTTAGTTATTTCAATTTGTGTGTTTGTTGGTAATGTTCTATCTATCGGTTTAGTTAGATTCATTATCTCAATTTCAGTTTTAGCCTTAAGCCTAATACGAATTTGTCTCATTAATGTAATAATCGTTATAAAACCGTACATTATAGTTATTGCTCCAACACAAACTAAACTAAAAATAATAATTTCCATTATCATTTGATTATGTAAAAAAGGCATAAAAATTCCTCCATTATAATTTAATATTTAAGTTATGATAATGTCGTCTACATAACTTTAAAATGAGTGCATAATGTAAATACATAATTATACATCATATAAATGTATTCATTTTATTAATAAAAATAGGAGGTATTATTTATGAATGAGTTATCAATAAGAAGAGATGAGAATGTGACTGTTCTAACAGTTACCCCTTTTACAGGAAAGAGAAAGATTGTGCTTTTCGGAGGTCTTGATAAGAGACTATTTGAAGAGCACAATGACGAAGATGTACTCTCGTACATCTCTGAAATGTACTCTAATCGCTTTTTGACCGAAGCTGATATAGAATATCGGCAGCGGTTCTTCAATGACACAACACGACGTGTCGTTGAAGGCGATGACGTAGAATACTACGAATTTAATGGAAACTCTGATGAGTTTTCCGATCTAATTGTGAAGCTTGTAAAATACGACACAAACTTCACACCCAAAGAGCAACTATTCCTGGATGCGTTAATGATGTCGTATCCTCGTCGACATACACAAATTCTGTATGATATTTATCACAATATTATACAGAAGGGTGTTAAGACCTTGCCATTTAAGATTGTCGTAAATGACAACCTTAATGACAAGCTTTTCTTACCTGAAATAATGGTAAGAAAAAATCGGGTTGAAAAGGACATCGGTAGTGTGAAAGAGTACGACCGTGTAAGTAGTAAACCATATGGTGCGTACGACAAGGTATATACCGACTACCGAAAATATTTTCGTAAATGTAATGAGCTCGGAATCGAGCCTCATGATTGTGAAGCGTTTGTCGCAATAAAGCGGCATCTTGAAAATGATGACCGCTTTGAAAATAAGGTGAAGGCTAACATAAAATTTATTTCAATTTTATTGTTTGTCGTAACCTTAATATGCTGGGGAATTTTCCATACCAGCATACCTTCAGATGACGAAATATATTCGAAGGGATTTGAAAAATCAGTTGTTGGCGTAACGGGAGTTACGACAACATATGAGGCTATTGGATACGTGCATCAATATTACCCCGTGACATTCTCGGTATATACAGAGAAGCAACTCCGGAAGGAGTTATTATCTCTTAACAAAAATGCGGATGACCGCTTTTTGAATAAAGAGATTAAAATTCCTGTGTTGGTGCCGAGAAAGACCGATAAGGTCGAAAGGAATCATGGGTACAAAACACAGGAAAGAGAGGAGATGTTTAAAAGTGTGTAAAGGAGAACGGTGAGAGAAATCTCACCGTTCTTTTTTTATAATAAATTCTTATTTAATTCGAGAACACCAAAATCATTAGAGTCGTATAATAATGAGCGGTCTATGTATCTATTCAGTTGTTCTCTATACTCATCAGTTATTGCTATTCCATATTTATCTATAAATTCTTTCAGGTTACCATATGCTTGATGATAGTTGATAAATATGTTTCCTGCATGTATCTGTTCGTGTACTGATGTACTAACCATAACTACCTGTATTCTATTTTTTTGATGTTCATCAAGAACAACATCAGCAATACGAGCAGTTGTTATTTTCCACTTTTTAAGTATAAAATATTCAAGGACTATTGCACAATAATCAAATAAATTAAATATCGGTCCATGGTGCATTTCAATTGATGCATCTTCATCAGTAATATTTTTTAAAACTTGACATCTATCAAGCTTAATTTCTTTTTTTAGATATCTTATATATTTGCTATACCTATCATTCTGTCTTACAAGCTTTTCACAACCTTTTATGAAATTAACATAACTTTCATAGTTTGAAAAATATTCTATATTCTTATAATATGGGATATTGTAGAATGATGTCTTTGCATCTATAATTGGTGTATTTTTTTCAGTACTAAATATAATATCTGGTAATACTTTTGCCATTTTTCTATGTTCCCTCCTAATATTTTTATGTTATATTTTTGTATATTACTAAAAATTATATTCATTGAAAGACAATCTTTTAATAACTCTAAATAAAAAGGAGCTGATTACTTTTGAGTTTAGAATATATTAATCCATTAGCTAACCTTTATAATGAATTCCTTATTATGTTAAATAATATGGTAATTAAGTATAATAATAAAGCTGATGAATTTGAGACTGTTGAAATGACTCGAAATGCAAATAACTACTTGGATGCATTGGATAAAAAAGATACATTTTTTACATATCGTGACTATACTGAGAAAGATTTTGATGCAGTTGGTTTATATGATTATGAAATAAGAAAAAAAGCTCTCATAGATATCCGTGCTATTCCTGTTGATAATTATAACGAGAAAACTGGAAAAGGTACTCAGTACAGGCAAAAACTTCTGGAAAGAAGAAGGCAACGAGTTATTGATGAATATGAAGAACCCAATAATTACTATCGTATGTTAAATGGTCAGCCTGACATTGGGGCTGACGAAAGATTTTTTTACTATGTTGATAGTGAATATTGTAAAAAATATAATATTGACCCAAATATACCAATACATGAAATACAAGATTATTATAATAATCTTGATCCTGAATTCCCAGACAGAGGTGACCAACTTATGGTTATTCTTGAGGGAACTGGCTTTATTGATATATTAAAAAATGCTTCAAAGAATGCATATCAGACACATAGTGAAGCGATGATATATGGTGGTTCATTATCTGCTGGTGTTGCTACGCTTACACCTGCTGCAAGATCAGCATTAAAGACTACATCAATAAGATTAAATTTGACCAATGATACAACTCCAATTACTGGATATAAAGCTAATAAAAATATTTACTATAGAGTGACAACAGTTGGTTCTTTTGCTGGTATGTCACTTACTGTTGACGATTGGATAATGGGTACAAATACTGGATGGAAAAAGGTTGATACTTCAGTAAATATTGAAGGTACTACCAACGCTGAAGCATCTCCATATCTTAATTATTTAGGCTCCCATAGGATAAGTGTACAAACTGCAAGAAAAGCAAAAAATTTTTCTATATTATATCTTGATAAGAATATAGTTAGATCAAATGTGTATGATACATTTATTAATGTATATGAGCAATGTAGAGATTATATCATGACTGTAGTTTATCAGTATGAGTTTAAATCTTTTATGGCATATTATGATAATTTTATGGCTATGTGTATAATGCTTATGGCAGAGTTACAACTGATAACTAAACAGATACCGTTTGAAGTTAAAAGAAATTTCTTCGATACTTATGCGGTAAGAATGTTGTATGAAGCATACAATATGCCATATGACATCTATGCTGATATAGATACACAAAATCTGATAGCACAGAATTTAAACATGATTATTATTAATAAGGCCACAAATAAAGTTATATATAATATAGCTAATTTACTTGGCTTTAATAATATGACTGCGTATAAATATTATCTTGCAAAAAAACACAAAACTGATCAATATGGTTGTCCCATATTTAAAACGATTGAGAAATTTAATACTGATACGGGATATAAAGAAACCGTACCAGATTATCCTGCGATGTATGATATTTATTTCCAAAAAGAAGAACTTATGGAGAATGATTTCATACGTTCTTTTAATTCTCAAGTAAATAGAGTAGAATATAATAATATAACACTTGATGATGCATTTTGGTATGAAGATCAAAATCTTATAGACCGTAAGTATCAGACCGAATATAATTTTGTTGAAACAAAATATTTGAGTTTAGGTCTTGAATATAATATGACGGAAGTTTTATTTGAGAATATATTACTTCTTAAATCTATATTCCATTATAAGGAAGTTATTGATGGTGTTAGTGTTTCTATACCTAAAATTATCAATGGTGCTACAGTATCTTTATTTGATACTGTTATACTTTTAATCTGTCTTGTATTACGGAAACATAATTTGAGTGGAGATATAATTTCTCTTCCCACATCCATCATATCAGTATTAGATTATCTTAATTCTAGAAACCAATCAGAACTTGGTCTGGTTGATACATTTTCTTTTGATTTTGATTATCTTATGTCTGAAGATGGTATACGAGATATTGAAAATGTTAAAAAATCTCTTGGTAAGATAGTTCAAGGTTTAATTGATGAAGATGGAAATTATTATGTTTTTGATAATTCTCCGTTTTATACCTATTATTCTGGTAGTAAAACAGTAGATGATAAACCTGTTGTACTTGAAAAAAATGTAAATCATTATACCGTAGAAAATCTTATAAAAGAGGGAAAAGTTGTTGAAGGATCTATTGATATTCATGGAGATGATGTTGATAGATTTGAAAATTATATCAAAAATGTTTTAGCTCTTGAAGGTGGACAAAAATCGAGAGCTGAAAAACTTGAAGCATTAAATCTTGTATATAAAAATATAAAAGGATTATATAGATTCATAAATGAAAAACTTCTTGATGAAGATGATAAATATAGATATAATTCTCTCAGAACTTTTTATCAAGCGGCTTTTTATGCTAAGGAAATACAAGATATATTTACTATTTCTTATACAGATATAGATGGTTCTACTCAAAAAAGGATTGCTAAATCATTTTTTGAGTATTTATATTATATAAATCCGATGCTGTATAGGTCAATTTTTCATTTTGATATAGATGAAGAATATGATACATTTAAGAGAACTCGTAACTTTCCTACATTCATATATAGCACAGTTGATGACCCCGATTCTCTTTTAGTTGTAGATGATAGCGACCCTCTCGGAGAAAATCAGATACATTACAGCGATGTAGCTTCACATATTAGTAATGTAAAAGTTGGAGATCGAGTAAAAATATTTAGTAATCCTGAGGATTATAATGGATTTAAGCAGGCAGTTAATGCTGGTTTAATTGATGTTAAATATGATAATATAAGCGGTATAACTGAGGGTGAAGCTAATAATGCAAGTTTCATCAGTTCAAAGATATATTACTTTATAAACCATATCATATCAAGATTAAAGACATTGATTGATGATATTAATTTTTCTCATATGTTAAATGGCGTATCATCATTACTTGAAGAATTATTAATGAAAATGATTAAATTTATAAAATCATTCACTGTTGATTTCATAGGTTTAGATATCATTTTTATATGTGATTTTAAAGAAGAAAATTTATTACGATTAATTGATAAAGTGCATTATATTGATAAAACAATAGTCCCTAAAGAAACACTTAACTTTAGTTTCTGGGATAGTATTTCTTCATATGTAAATTACAATCTTAATGATAACTGTAAATTTACTGATATAATCCCAAAACCATGGTTTACGGATCCTGATAATACTGGAAAAATGCCGTCAAAGCGTGGTATATTTGCATGGTATGATTCTACATCAACTATAACAGCAGCAGCAACTTCTGTATTATTATCAAATTTAATGAGCGGAAGTAGCGGTAGTGAAGGAGAAATAGACACACCTATATCAATGCTCATATCATCACCTGCTGTTGAATTAATTGATGATTATTTTAATCTGATTTATGATGAGAGATATACAAATGATCCATTAAGTTATAATGGCGGTTTCTTTAATATTAGTCCCAATTATATTATACCAGATAGATATAAATATACCGCATATATAATCTGTAAATCAGAAGATATTGGTGATTTTACAGGTTTTCCTGATGCTGGTAAAGGTCCCAGTGTTAGATTTATAAGTACACCAATTGTTGATATACATTCTGGATTAGGAACCACGAATATAAATATACGAGAATATATTCCAAAAACAAGTTCAATAGAACTCAAAAATGATTTTGTTGAAATAATCACAAATAAAGATGTTAGGGATTGGCATGTAATAGGTATATCTCAATCAAATAATACAATTAAAATTTATATTGATGGTGAACGTTGTCTTGATCATACATTTTCAAATCTTGGAGATTTTGATGATGGCGATACAGCAGATTTCAATGTGAAAGTAATGCCAAATAATAATATTGGTAAAGGATTTAAAGATGTTCATAACGGATATTCACATTATATGTGTGGTATTCAAATGAAAGCATATCTGGTTGCTAATATTAATCACAATAGTTCAGAGTTACAAGAAAATACAAAATGGCTCTATAATAAATATATTGGTTCGCTTGATTAAAATATCAACCGAAAACATCATAATAACATAAAAATATTCAAGAAAGGAATGATTTATAAATGCCTATAATTGCATCAGATAAATTATCTATTCAGGATCAGCGTCATGTTGCTATACCTGATTTCCCTGAAATATTGAAGAAGTCCCCTACATTATGGAGAAAGACAGAAATTCTCTGTAGTAATGGAGAAATAGTCAATAATCCAAATGGTAAGTCATCTTTTGCACCAGGTTCACCATTTTCAATATCATCCAATATGGTTCCTCTTGGAGGAGTTCAATATGTCATGGAACAACTTTTTGGTGTTAAAGGAGAAATCGAGATTCCTACCCTTTACGACATAACTAATACAAATGATAGCAGCCTTGCTCATTTTGCTAGTTATGAGCATCCAGTAGGACCCCCTAATTCAGTTCCTCCCGATGAAACATATACAACACCTGATGGTGAAAAAACTATTATTTATAGACATGGACATTTAGTACAGCTTTTTGGTATTGGTATCACTGGTACTGCTGAAAATGATATAACTAAATTTCCTGTGAACTACAGAGAAAATTCACTGGATATAAGTATTGCATCTGAAGATGGACAGACTATTCAGGGTGCAATGGTACCTTTCAGGTACACCAATGCACAGCTTCAAGCTGAAAGTGAACGTAAAAAGTATTTTGGTAAAGTTAAAAATGATGAAGGTATTATATCATACTATCTTAAACGATTTGAAGCCGAACCCACTATCAAACACGTGTGGAAAATTGGTGAAGATGAGGAAATAGATGATGCAGAAAATGTAGTATCTGAAGAAGATGTACGTAAAAATACCAATTCATTAAATGATGTTGAATCATTTACCGAAATTTTCTTAAAGATTTCTAAAAAGGATGTAAAAGAGTGGTTTGCTGCTCTTGGTCAAGAAGATAGGGCACGTGTTAATACGATTGCTTTATTTAGTGGAAGATTTATTACCGAAGGAACCCTCGATACTGATGGAGATTATCAGGATGTAAGACTATTTTCTAAACTTACAATTCCTACAGAGTATCTTACATTATCTAGAGACCTTAATATCATTTACAGAGTATATGGTGCTTAATAATACATTTTATTTAGTACAATATTTTATTGAAGTAATTCATTAAAATATTTAGTAAAGGAGCGATGAATACTATGCTAAAAGTAGGTATAGTAGGAATAGGAAATACAGGAAATCAGGTTGCTGCTTTAGCTCAGGATAAACTAAAGATACCGGTGCTTGCTATAAATAGTAGTGAAAAAGACCTTGAAACAGTTCCTGCATCTATTCCTAGAAAATTAATATCTAGTGCAGATGGTTTATCACAAGGTGCTGGTAAAAATCGTGCACTTGCAAAGAGTTATTTAAAAGATAGTATTATGGCATTTTTATCAGCCAATGATGTACAATCTTTTATAGACGAACTCGATGTGCTATTTATTGTTAGTTCTACTGGTGGTGGAACTGGTAGTGGAACAGCACCTCTTATGGCTAACATCATTCAGGCTACATATGTAGATCTTAAGGTCATACTCATAGGTGTATTACCAGTTAATAATGAAGCTCTGAGTGCTCATGTTAATACGCTTGAATATCTCAATGAGCTTTATACACAATTATCAAATCAGACATATATGCTGTATGATAATGACAAGCTTGCTTCATTACCATCATATCAGATGATGGAAAAAGTTAATGAAGAAATAGTAAACGACATTGATGTACTTAGATGTACATATAATATGACTACCAGATTTGATTCTATAGACGAACAGGATATGATGAGACTTATTTCATTCCCTGGACGTATTGTAGTAGCAAGACTTCAAAAGATTGCTGAGAAAGATCTGGATAATAAGAGTATTGAAGATATGCTGATAGATGTGATTAAGAAAAATTGTCATGTTGAAGCACAGCGTGATAAGAAGATAACTGCATCTGGCATTATTACAAATTTATCAACTACAATATCGGAAACATTTGATAATCATGTGCCTAAGGTACGTGATTTTATTGGAGACCCGATTCATGATTTTAACCATATCTATATTAATGAGGAACGTAAACTTCCTAATAATGTATTTCTTATTCTGTCAGGTCTCACACCTGTAAATGATAAGATACATAAGATATCAGATAGAGTTGATGAAATAAAAGAGAAACAAAGAGCTCTTGAAGAAGATAATGCTTTAAATGAAATAGAACTTTCTAAGCTTAGTGGCGAAGTTGCATCAAAAGACTCCAAATCATCTAGCAATGTAAAGGAAGTTGATTTAAAGGATATCTTTGATAAATTCATGATTTAAGTTGAAATCATATATTATATATACGATATATTGTGAGTAATGTGATAATAATATTTTATCACTTTACTCACAATTATCTAACCACAAACCGGTTTAAAAAATTTATATTTTGAAAGGAGTTTTCCGACATGTCTGAAAACAAAAACAAGTTTAAAGTACCTAGTGAGGTAAAAGAATTTGCCAAAGCTTCTTATAAGAAGTATAAGAAGCATAATGACTTCGATAGTAAAAAAGAGGCTATGAAGTCATTTAACCTCTACCTTATGGATATGCTTCCTGAGGTAATAGAACCGATGGTAAAATACGGTTACCTTATTAAGCGTGAGGAGCCTGAAATTTACAATGCTGTTCTTAATAAGTTCTGTAATGAAGACTTCATAAAGTCTGTGAAGAAAGAACTTAAGCGAGGTAATAAGATAAAAAATATCAAGTTGTTCCCGATTATAATTGGCGAGATGATCGAGACAATCAACTCTCAGAATGCACAGATTCTTGCCGAGAATCCAAACGCTACAGTATACACTGGTAGTGACTTAATCGAACTTGGTCAGATGATTCTGAGCAAGAAAATTAAGAAGTTCACAAAAGCTGGAATTGATGAAAATATCGCTTTTGATATTCTGTCGATAATACCGACAGACAGCTGTCTCGAAAAGTCTTACAACTTCAGGATAGCAAGCTTTGAGAAGGTTCTGTACGAACATTCGAAGGCAAAGGCTATACCTTTTGCTGAAATCATGAGCCTTCTGGTTGACAAGGAGTGGTATGCTCCATTTATAAAATTCTTCCTTTGTGAGAGAAAGGAAGTATTTGGTCATCTGACTGATAATCAGAAGGCATTTTATCTCAGTGTATCAAATTGGTGTTTCGATACATTAGAGTCTCTCGATAGAGATTCTATTGAGAGAGTTCTGGATACTATTATTCAGGCTCGAAAGATAGATGAGTCTAAGGGTAAAGACTCGCCCAGAAGATATTCTCTGACAAGTCTGTCTGAAACAGATTACCCGAGGATCTTCAAAATGGTTCAGAAAAAGGTATCTGAATCAGAGGTAAATAAAAAGTACCTCAGTTAAAAAGCTATTTTAGTAGTAACTTTAAAATAAAAACTAGCCCCGGATTAAGTTTCGGGGTTAGTTTATTTTTTCAAAAAAATAAAGGAGAGAATTTACGATGATTTACAAATTTACAATCGGAACTACATCCGAAGATAGGAACCTTGATGTAACATATGATAAATATGGAAACAAATTTTTTGAGTTTCCTGATATAAGACAGAAGCTGCAGATAAAGAGTAATGTAAACTCACTGCAAATGCTTAGAAAACCTGATATTAAGTCATTTATCAAGGATTTCGAAGTAAGCGAAAGGAATGATGTTTCTATTCCTTTTTCAGTTGAACAGTATAAACTTTATAAGAATGCTGACAAGGCATATAAGTTTGTAAATAACAGAAAAAATCTTAAGCCAATGCTGTTTACAAACTTTGTTCCCAAGGATGCTGAAGCATCTGAGTATCACATTGTATATATTGCTGTAGAACAGCCCAGATATAAGATTCTTACTTATGCTACAGATTATCCGATACTTTCAAGTTTTGGTAAAACAGACAAGTATACTGGATGTGTTGCTGTAGTAGATAGTATGGCTCATATGTTTGCTGAAACCGATACAGTATTTAAGATTAGTTTCTTTGATAATGAATCAAAGGTTTATAAAACTGCATCAATTATTATTGACGGAAATGGCAATCCTGATTTCAGAATTGATGACGCTGATAGTAATGCAGTTGCAAAACTTAAGTCTCTTAATAACAAGTATAAGGGAAGTCTCAAGATAAGAATAAGACCCGATGAAAATTCAATGCTGACTCAAGTGTTTATCTGTAAGGCAGATGAAAATGGTATGGTAGAAGCAAAGGGTCATCAGATACCTGCAAATACAGTAACTATCGACCCCACTGATAATGATAGACCATCATCATATAATAGCGCGGTTGATGATTATCTCTTTGAAAGATTCAAGGATACAAAACTTAAATATGAGATTACTTCTCTTACTGGTGAAACTGATGAAGAAAATGAACGTATTCTTGATAGTTATCTTGCAAGTCTTGAAAAAGATCATATAACAGCAATAACAACTATCGACGTTGATATCCCTATTGAGCTTCTTAAGAAGTATTCTATAAGAAATGTTATAGCTCTTGATATTAGTACAGGTAAGAGCTATTCAAGAAGATAATCAAAACTTAAATTAGTGATTTGATTATATATTATATTTAAGTATAAGAAGTCATAAATGACTTGAAAATACAATAAAAAAAATGAAAGGATGATTTAATCATGGCAAAGAAAGAAAGCACTTTAAGGCTGATATCAGCCAATGTGACAAAAAAGGGCAAGATCAAGGGCAAGAACAAGAAGGAAACCAAAGAGTTGAAAGCGAAGTGCGAACACTGGCGCTTCAACAAAAAGGGTAAGAAGAAACCCACAATCTATAATGCTGGCGATGGAACTTGTACCTGCACAATGTGTGGTGCTAAGTTTAGCGCATCACCGTATAAAGACGATGAACTTACGAAAATATTTGATGATATAAATAAGGTCATCAATCAAGCAAAGTTCATGTCGGTTGCAATCGGAGCTGATGATGCAGCAGAGCTGTTCTCTGGAACATCAGTTGCTTTAAAGAACAGCAAAAAAGCGTATAAGAAAGTACGTAATGTTGCCGTCAAGTCAAGCAAGCTTGGTGGTAAAAAGAAAAAGAACCATGAAAACGGCGGTGGTTCATCGCAGTTCGGTTCATGGGGAACTGTTTAATGCCCCTCTAAGAGGGAATCACTCTCTTTTGCATAAAGATGACGTTAGGAAGAAATTCCTAACGTCATCTTAATTTTTTGTTTATTATTCGTATACCTCTACGGATAAATTATAATTAAATAATAAACAAAAAATTAAGTATCTAATGCCAATAAAAAGGATAGTTAAGATGAAAGGTTGTGAATAAAAATGGCAAAAGACGTACAAATGTTTTATATCGAATCTGATATAAAGAAGATTCAAACTAAAACAAATCTGTATATTCAAAAGTATGGTCCCGCTGGTGCTTTTCATTTAGCACGTGAGATTATACAAAATAATATCGATGAATGTATAGACCCAGAATCAAATGGTTCAAATATCTATATATCTTATGATAAAGAATCTGACATGCTTATTTGTGAAGATGATGGTAGGGGATTTCCTGAAAAGGATTATCCTCTTGATATTTTTTGTACTAAGAACCAGAGTGGCTCTAAGTTCTTTAGAGACCAGGGTGGTGAAAGTGCAGGAGAGTTCGGCGTTGGTTTAACGGTCGTCAACGCACTTTCTGATAAATTTATTATCACTTCATTCAGAGAAGATGAAGGATATAAGCATACAATAACATTTGCTGATGGTGAGAAAATTAGTGATGAAAAAGTACCGTTAAAGAAGTCTGATCCTCGTCATGGTTCGAGGATTTCATTTATTCCAGCAAGAAAATATCTTGGTGCGAATACAGTTATTCCATATAAAGATATGATTGAATGGATAGAGAAAATGACTTTCTTTATTCGTAAAAAGAAATTAAAGATAAAGGTGGATATTTTCAAAGGAATGAAGCTTAAGGAAACATACACCTTTAAACCAAGGAAGTTTGATGAACTCCTTGATAAAATCGCAACTGATACTAAATACTCTCCCAAGTGTAACTTTAGTGGCGATACTGTTATAAAAGAAAAAGTTATGAAATCTGTCATAGACCCTGAAACAGGAAAAGTTAATACAAAGAGTGAAATAGTTAAGAAAAATATTCATATTGACGTCGCTCTTAGATATGTCCCCGATTCAGTAACTTACTATGACACATATTGTAACTACACTAATACAATAGACGGTGGTATTCATCAGGATACTTTTGAAAGATGCTTCTGTAATTATATGCAGAATAAAGTCAAAGCAACAATGACTGATAACCAGAAAGAAAAAACTCCTATACTTTGGGATGATATTCGTTCTGGTCTCTGTTGTGTTATTAATCTCTCAACCAATGCACAGGTAGGATTCGTTGGTAATGCTAAAACAAAAATCGGATCAGATACACTGATACCATATTTAGCTGAAATTCTTAATAGAGAAATTGATAAGTTCTTTGGTGAGAACCAGAATTGTCTTAATGAATTTATTAAGATCATTAAGCTTAATGCTAAAGCAAGGGTTGAAGCTAGTAAAGTCAAATCTGCTGTCAAGAAAGAACGTATAAATTCATTCAGTGAACACCAGATGTCCAATTTCATACGCTGTAATAACACTGGTAAAAAGTTTAAAGAGATATTTCTTGTTGAGGGAAACTCAGCTTCAGGTTCTGCTCGTAATGGATGTGACCCGGATACTCAGGCATTTTTCTTGTTCAGAGGTGTTGTTGCCAATAGCTTTAAATGCTCTCTTTCAGAGATTATGCAAAATAAAGAACTGCATGACTTGGTAACAGTAATGAGATGCGGAATTGGACCAACATTTGATCCTAACAAGCTTTACTATGATAGAATTAATATCTTTACAGATGCTGATATTGATGGTGCTTATATCAGTAGTGGTATGTTAGCATTCTTCTATAAGTATTATAGACCTCTTATTGAAGCTGGTAAGATATACAAGGTATTTTCACCTTTATATGCTCTTGACGATAAAGAGCACCCATATGTAGCAAATAAAGCAGAGATGGTTGAATTATATCATAAGAAAGTTGCCAAAAACTATAAGATTCGTCTTAAAGGTGAAAGTAAATTCATGGATAAACATGAACTATACGATTTTCTGATGGATACGTATGACTATAGAGAAAATCTTATGCGAGTTGCAAAAGATATGGGCAATGTTAATAAGTTTCTTGTTGAATCAATAATTGCTTATTTAGTCTTAATGGGTGTTGTACGAAGTTCAGATGATTACGACGACTTAAAGTCAACATTTGATAATCAAAAGTTCATCAAAACATTCATGAGTAATATTCAGAAAAAATTCCCTGAGATCATCATTGATGATAAAACTGTATTAAGCGGTGTTGTTGAAGGCAAGTTCTGCAGTGTCAATGTATCAAATCGTTTTATTCGTAAGAATAACGGTATTATACCAGCAATAAGCGAATATGGATATATTCTTGAGGTTCAGGAAAAGGGTAAAGATATTCGAGAAATGACAATTGGAGAATTTCTTGATGATGCAATGAAGTATTCTCTCAAGATAAAAACACGTTTCAAGGGGTTAGGTGAGTTGGATGGCAAACAGTTGAGAAGTACAACCCTTGACATGAATAACCGTGTTTCAGTACAATTTACAGTTGAAGATTTTGAGAGAGAACTCTCAATTATGAATATGATTCATGGTCCTGGAAAACAGGATCTTGAACGTCGTAAACAGCTTATGAAAAAATATCAAATAAAACGTGATGATCTTGACAACTAAATAGAGAGGAGAGTGAATACTGATGTCTGAAAAAATATCTAGACAAAATGTAGCAGATGCTACATTAGAATATTCTTGTTTATTCGGTGCAAATAAGAACGTTTATCGTATCGCACCAAGTTTACAAGATGGAAAAAAACCCGGTGCTAGACGCTTGTATTGGTCATGGTGGTTAACTGAAAAGAAACCAAAGGACACATCTAAGGAAACTTTAAAGAAACTTAGGTTTATTAAAGCTGGTACCATATCTTCAAATGCTATGGCGTATCATCCTCATGGTGATGCTGCTATGTCTGAATTGATTGTTCGTGAAGGACAATACTGGAATAATAATGTGCTCTCTATAGTACCACAGGGCTCTTATGGAAATATCAGAGGAGATCAAGCTGCCGCTGGTCGTTATGCTGAAGCTAAAATAAGCGAATACATGATTGACTGTTTCTTCGATGATTTTGATAAGTATTGTGTGCCTATGAAAATGGCATATGATGGAGTATCACCTGAGCCCGAATATCTTCCTGCTAAGTATCCTCATATACTATTCAATCCTCAGATTTCAGGAATAGGTTTTGCACTCGCATCAAATATTCCACCTTTTAATGTGACTGAAGTTTTGAATGCAACGATAAAGTTGATGAAAGATCCTGAAGCAAAAATTCTTCTTATACCCGATTCACCGACTGGAGCGGATATTATTGATGAGGGTAATTTTAAGGAGATAAATAAGACTGGTAAGAGTAAGTTGACAATGAGAGCAACATCTAATATTGATTATCAGAATAATATTATTACTTTTACCAGTCTCCCTCTTCAGATGACTTCAATGCAGGTTATTGATAAAATAATCGCATTAAAACTTCCTGAAATATATGATATTAAGGATTATACTAAGGAAGGTGAAGTTAAATTCCAGATACTCCTTAAGTCTGATGCTAATCCTGATAAGATTCTCAATACTCTTTATAAGAAGAACACTGGTCTTAAAATGACATATCCAGTTGGAATTACAGTCATCGATGATTATGTGGCATATGAGTATGGAGTTAAGGATTTACTTCTTGAATGGATTGAATATCGTAGAGATATAGTTCGTTCAATGTTTTTAAATAATCTTCAGATTACAATGGAGAAACTTCATATGAATAAGGTTCTTTTAATGGTATTCAATAAGGATAATATTGAAACTACTGTTAAGATTGCTAAGAACTCATCTTCACGTAAAGATACTATTGATAAACTTATGAAGAGATATAAGATAACATCTCTTCAGGCTGCTACTATAGCAGATATGCATGTCTATAATTTTAATGCGGATTCTTATAATCGTTATAAAGAGGAAAAGCAGAAGCTTGAAGCTGAATTAAAAGATATTAAAGATAGGCTTAAGCATAGTAGTAAGATTGATGAGTTCATCATTGGACAGTTACAAGAGGGTATAAAGAAATGGGGTCGCCCTCGTATGTCTAAGGTAGTTAAGGAAAATGATGATGATAAAAAAGAAATACCAAATACTGAACACCTTATCGGTATCAGTGAAAGTGGATATATAAAGAAGCTTTCTATTAAAGATAATAGTAGTATTGGTTTAGTTGGTAAAGAGAACGGAAATCTGTCAGTGATGCAAATTAATAATAGGGAGAATATTCTCGTTATTGATAGTTCTGGCAGGGTATCTAAAATATCAGTATCAGCTATTCCTGATATGAAATATGAGGATATTGGTGTTGAGATAAACAGATACTTTACGTCAGATGGAAAGATAATATCTCTGATGAAGTTACCAAACATGGATATACTGAAATCAAAAGATGATGATTTATGTATTATCTTTGTTACAAAGAATGGTTTGGCAAAGAAAGTACCGATAAACGAGTTTAATAAAATCACTGACTACAAAATGGGTATTACTCTTAATCCCGATGATGAAGTTGCCGCAGCAATGTTTTCATTTGATAAGAGTAGTAAAGATTGCATAATTTGTACGAACCTAGGTGATGGAATTCGTATATCAATTAATGACATTAAAACACTGGGAAAACAGGCTAAAGGCGTTAAACAGATAAATCTTAAAGAAGATGAATATGTTGTGAACGCTTGTAAAATCAATCCTAGTAAAAAACTCTTATTCTATGTAACATCAAGCGGTCGTGTAAAATTAACTGAAACAAAATATTTCCCTGTTATGCAGAGAAAAGATGAAGCTTTATCACTTATATCGCTTGATAAAAATGAAACACTTATAGGAATATCATCTGTAAGTAAGAATGATGTTGTTATGGTATACAGAAAGAACTCTGAACCAGTAGAGATTAATTTAAATGATATTAAAGTAAGTACAAGAATTGCAAAAGGAGAAAAAATGATAAAGACTCCTAAAGGCGATAAGGTTGTTGCTTATAAAATATTCGGATAAATTTCAATGATAAATAAAAAAAGAGAGTAGTGATATAATAAAATTCACTACTCTCTTTTTTTATTTCAATAAAGTTAGTTTACGGATATGATAAAACATAACAATAATATCATATCTTCAAGTAAGTGAGGTGAATATTTATTGTATATAAATGAAGAGGCTGATTATAATGATGAAAATAGATATCCTGTATTTATTGTACTAACATATGGTAATAACCCATTAGGTATGGCAATAAAACATTTCACTGGTGATGAATGGACTCACTCACTTATATCATTTAATCCAGAACTATCACCTATGTATAGTTTTGCAGCTCGAACACAAAAAATAAAAGGTCCACACTCATTATTTGGATATACATATCAAGGAACTACTGATAACTGGTATAAGCATAAACAAACTAAGTATTTAGTATATGTGATGTATGTAAATAAATTTGCGATAAAAAAAATGAAAGATCATGTTAATTATTTTACATCGCATGAAAAAGACTTTAAATATGATTTTGTAGGTTTAGCTAATATTGCTCGCAATAAAGATAGTGAAACACATCGAAAATATTTTTGTTCACGTTTTGTTGCTGAAGTAATAGGTCAGGGAGTACCATTAGGAAAACTTCCATCTTTATATAGACCTCAGGAATTAAAAGATTTAAATAATATATCATTAGTTAATGCCGGTACAGATATGTACATGTATAATCCAAAAGTGACTATTTCTAATTTAAAAAAAGTAAAAAATAAAATATATAATAAATTTAATTATCAAGAAAAATATATTGAGAAAGAGGATGAAAATATGTATGATTATTTAGATTTATATCTTGATTATATTGTTGAAGAGAGTCGAAATGACAGTATTTCCAATACAAGAAAACAGCATATAGATGAAGCAAAAAAAACAATTGATGATAGTAAAAAAACACAAAAAATGATTAAAAAAGCCATTGTTTTATGTTTAGCATGCATTGGTTTAGGTATATGGTTAGCTAATAACCATGCTAATAAAAAAATGTATAAACAAGAAGTAAGTAATCTCAAAGAAAAATTAAATGAACTTCAAAATGACAACAACGATTTAAAAAGAAACGTTGGTAAATTAACAAGAGCTGTGAATAAATTAAACACTCAACTAAATGATACTAACTCTCGTGTTGACGATCTGGAGTCTAAAACTAAAAGAGCATATAGTAGATTAAATAAGATAGATGGCCCAGAGGGACAACTTGCTGAGTTGCGTGCTGAAAATAAAAGTACAAGAGAAGTCTTAAAAAAAACAGGAAAACGTGTTGGACAAATTGTTGGAGAATTGGAAAAACAAAAGAAAGAATATGAAAAAGATAAAGATAGGTATAATAAACAAATAGGTAACATAACTGAACATATTAAAAAACAGGATAATGCTATTAAAGCAACAGGTCAGAAAGTTAGTAAAGCACAGAAAGATAGTCTTGGTGCAGCTGCAATGAACTTGTTAGCTGCAAAAATAAATTCAGATTCAAAAGACAAATCTGACAGAAGGGCTCTTACAACTAGTAAGAATCGACAGAAAAAACCATTAATAATAGATGTAAATTAAAAAAGAATATGAAGACAAGGTGCTAAGGTTCCTTGTCTTCTTCTTTTTTATGTACTTCTCAGACGCATATCTTACAATATTTAATAGAATATAGCATGTGGTTTTCATGAAAAACATATACTGAAAACAAATATTTAAGTTGATTTCATAATAAAATCTTTGAAGAAAGGAATGAACTTTATGGCATATTTAGATACTGATAAGATTCTCAACGGTTCTCCTAAAAAGAGACTTATTATCGGTTATAATGAATTAAAGAAAGATTTTAATGAATCTACAGCACAAAAATATTCTGAATTATATATGAATCAACCTTTATCTTTCATATTAGAAAATTCAAGAATGATATTTGCTGAACCTTTTTATGGTTATGAATTTTATTCGGATATTATTACTGGAGATGAAGAACTTTGTATGTTCCCAAAGTACGAAGTTGAACTTGAAAAAATTAATAGATATATTGACGAAAATCGGGACAATATGGATCCGGCACAACTCAAAATGTATACAGATTTACGAGATAAGCTTGTAAATAAAATGAACGAGTGTAAGAATACTACTATTATTGCACAAAGAGTTGATGATAAAACTCCCGAAATAGAAGATAAAGTATCAAATAAGATTTCTAATGCGTTATTTGATTATAAGATGGGTCTTAAAGAAAATAACAATAATAAATGTAAGGAAGCTAAAGAAGAACTTGATACTGTATTCAGAAATTCAGATAAAGAAACTAATCTAACTTATGCTCCTTTTGTTAATAAAGCAATTCCGAATTCTTCAGCTTCCGGAATAGCTATATCTAAAATTGAAGGTAATGCTACTAATGATCCTGCTACAAGGATAAATGAGTCAGTCATTGTTTCCAAGTTATTTGCTGATAAAGCATATCAAGAAGCAGTATCAAATATTCCCAAAGCAATGGATAGAATAGTATTCACAGAATTAGCAAATGAAAACATAATTGAACAGCTTGATGAAATTATAACTGAAAGAGTTAATTCAGTTGAAACATATTATGCAAGTCCTAATTCAGCAGTTAATAATATCTTTGATGATGAAATTGATGAGGAGTTATTCAGAGAAGATAATAATAATTATAAGCGTGAAAGATATGGAATCCGTCTGGAAGTATTAGAATATGTCAGAGACATAATAACATCTGAATATCAGATATGTGATGACATTAATGCACCCATTACAGGATTTTCATTCTTTAATGAAAATACAAGCATCGAAGATGCATTTAGAATTATAAATGAAATGTGTAATGATACTGCTGAATTTGCTGGTATTGTTACTGAAAAACCTGTTGGTGATGACGAAGATGTCACTGATGATGATATTGATAGTATGGATAAAGAAATAAATGATGATGATGGTGATGAATCAAAAAAATCTAATGCCTCTGAGCACGAGTCTGAAAAAAATAACGTGAACGATAAATCTGATGATACTAGCAGTAGTCCTATAAGATCTTTATCTGGTAAGTCTGAAGCACCTGAGACTAAGAATCTTGCTAATAAAGTTCAGTTTAAAGCTATGGACGCTGAAGTAAAGCAGAATAAAGCACGTGCTGTCGCAAAGCAAAAGGGGCAAGAAGTTAAAAATGCGGCTAAGGCAGTTACTCAACTTCCTAAAAATGTAATGAATGATGTAAAAGACCAAATTGCTAAAATAGATAAGGCAGATGATGATCGACGTATGAAATATATGTCAGAACCGGGCTTTAGGAAAAAAGCTTTACGTAACTTACGTTTGGCAACGCTATATGGTGGTGCTGCAAGAGTTAACTTAGCATTAATACCAGTTATTCAGATTTGCCGTCATTTTAGTAAAAAGAAAGATGCCCGTATACGTAATCAACTCGTAAGAGATATTGATACTGAAATCAAAATTACTGACGAAAAGATTAATGATGCAAGTTCTAATGGAGATAATGCTGAAAAGTATAAGCTCATGAGAATTAAATCAGCTCTTGAAGCTGAAAGAGTTCGTGTAAGAATGAATAGTAAATATGTATAAAGGGGTGATGAAAGTTGTTGCTCAAAACTCCTAAAAGGATAAATAACAAATATGGTAAATATTTTCTAGCTGATGAAAGTGTCGATACAATACCAGATACACAGGAAATATTTATTGAAACGAAGAAAAGACAAGATGATATAGACTTACTATCATCAATAGATATTACCGATGATGAAATAGATGATTTAGAAATTAACGTGGATTTATCTGATATGGATTTGGAAGATGATGAGCTTCCTGCAGATCTGGATATTGCGGAATTAGACGAAGATGATTATGATGTTGATATCCAAGATATCCCAAAAATTCCTAAACCTAAAAAGAAAAAGACTAATAAAAAGAAACCACAAAAAAAATCCAATAAAAATGATGATAAACATATCAATGATATCGAACCATTAGATGATGAAAATGAAGATAATTTGGAAGATATCGATTCAATGGATATAGCTGACATCGAACCTATTAGTGATGATGATATATCAGACATTGAACCTCTGGAAGATTATACATCCGATGATGATATTGAACCAATAGAGGATGATAGCACTAATAATGATATCAAACCTATTGATGACTCATCTGATGTTGAAATTGAACCTATTGATGTTGCGACTGATTCTGATGACATTGAACCTTTGGAAGATGATACACCCGATGATGATATTGAACCAATAGAAGACGATGTCTCTGATGACGATGGTAATATCCAACCAATAGAGGATGATAGCACTAATAATGATATCAAACCTATTGATGACTCATCTGATGTTGAAATTGAACCTATTGATGATGGGACTGATTCTAATGGCATTGAACCAATAGAAGACGATGTCTCTGATGACGATGGTGATATCCAACCAATAGAGGATGATAGCACTAATAATGATATTAAACCTATTGATGATAAAACCGATTCTAATGACATTGAACCATTAGAAGATGATGCCTCCGATGACGATGGTGATATCCAACCAATAGAAGATGATACCACATCAGAAGAAGACACAACAAATGATGATTCCAGCGGTTCTGATGACTCATCTGATGCATCTGGTGATATCCAACCAATGGATGATAATGATCAGAATGATAATGAGAATCAAGACGATCAAGCCACCGATAATAATGCAAGTGGTGATATAGAACCTATGAGCGATGACCAAGATGCAAATAATGAAAATCAATCACAAAACAATGACCAAACAGATACAAATGGTGAAAATCAAAATACTCAAGATACAAATTTTAATGATAATAGCGATAATGCATCTGGTGATATCCAACCGATGAGTGATGATAATCAAAATAATGATGCTGACCAAACAGATACAAATTTTAATGGAACAGGAACAAATCCAAATAATACAGTTCAAGCTGCTCAAAATAATGAAAAGAAAAAACCTGGTTTGGAATATGATACAACTAGAAAGTACAATCTTTTCAGAGAATATATGTCACTTTACAATGCAATAGATAACTACATATCAAAACTTGATACAAATATCAAAGATGACTTAGCAGTTAATCAGCTTGTAAAAACAGCAGTTTCTAAATTAAGAGAAGTTAAGGATTTAACATACGATTATATGATGATTAAATTTGAAACCAACTCGTATATTCAGTCATTACTCTTTTATCAAAATTTAGTAGTTTCTGTTCAGTTAATATTTAAACTTCTTACCAAAACAAAGAAAATCAATAAATAATGATATCCATTATTTAAACATATAAATAATTATAGTTAATCCGAATGGATTAATTTCTGTTAATACTTGAATTACATATTCTTATTAACAGGTAATAATTACAAAAAAGTTTAATCCATTAAATTTAGAAAAGGAGTTGAAATTTTAAATGGCATTAACATTCATTTCTGAATCCGCTAAGGATTTCCAGGAGACCGCAACCGTTGGTGGTTTCGGCGCTGGTGTAAAGAACACATTTGATGACATTTTTACTGAGGCTTATAACTCTATGCTTAATAACGGTGTCGATATGATGATTGATATCAATCCTATTATTAAGAATAAGGCTAAGCTGAACGCTGTTAAGGAGGCTCTTCTGGGCGAACTTAAGACTGAGTGCGCTAATATGGATGATCCTGATGGCAGCTATGGTACACACGCTCATCTGTATGAGCAGGTTTCGCAGATGTTTGATAACTGCTGTGAGGATTTCGTCAAGGAGTCTACCAGAGTTCCTCAGCTTCTGCCTATCAAGGCTATTGATTTCCCCATTCTGATTAAGCAGCAGCTGAAGCTTGCTACTAAGGATATTATTCAGACCGAGGTTACAAAGAGCCCTATAATTAAGAAGCATATTGAGCAGACTTATATTGTTGATAACAATGATAAGACTAAGAGATGGAAGTATCCTCAGTGCTTCTTCACTGACGAATTCAAGGAAGTATATGCAGCAGGTAAGGGTCTTCCTATCAAGAACACTGTTGTCAATCTTCCTGCTGTTGACTTTGATGTAGTTGCTAATCTGACTGATGCTAATGCTGAGGGTTCAAAGACAAACGCTGCAAGAGAAGAGTTTACTATGGACCTGAAGATCATCAAGTTTGTTGTAGCAGATCCTGATGATGATACTAAGACTATTGAAGTACCTCTGAACAGACCTATGAGAATTAACCTCTCTGATAATATGTGGCTCGGTGGTAAGATTGATACCACTGTTACTGGTTCTGAAGGTACTGAACTGCACGTTGATGATATCGTTACCGGTGTTGTTGACTTTGTTACTAAGAGGACATCTGTAAACAGCCTGAAGGGTGTTGTTAAGGGTGTTGTATTTGACGGTTATCTGTCAAATGAAAAGAACGAGAGACACGTAACATTTGATTACGCTCGTGAAGAGATTGAGTGGAAGATTGAAGACGGTACCAGAGTAAACGTTCCTTATTCTCTCGAGGAGCTTGAGGACGCTAAGGCACTGATGGATATTGACCTCTATAAGAAGACATATAATAACCTCGCAGACTATATGACTCAGATGGAAGATTCAACTATTCTTTCATGGCTGGATGAGCAGTTTAATCTGTATGATGGTGTTGAGATTTCTCAGGATGATATCCTTGGTTGGGGTTCATTTATCACCAAGAGAGTATTTGACTGTGATTCTACTTCACTGACAACTGCTCTGCCTAATGAGTACATTGAGAAGATGCTCAAGTTTAAGATTGACAGACTTATCATTGATATCTGTGATAAAGCTAAGCTTGAGGATATGACCTTCGTTATCTACGGTAACCCCAGATTTATTTCTCTGCTGAATCCTGTAGTAAACTGGATTACAAGACCTGGTTCCACTGCTAACGGCGTAAAGCTTGACTATAGCTATGGTATCATGACATCTGGTGATGTTAAGGTTCAGGTAGTTTCTACTAAGAAGGTTAATGCTTCGTATGATGAAGAGAAGAAGGAATTTAGCGGTATTCGTATTATTCCTTTCCCGCTCTCTAACGAACAGTTTACATTCAAGCACTATAAGTATACGACTCATATTCTGACCGCTCAGAACTCTGCTTATCGAGCACCTGATCTGCCTGGTGGTTCAATGACTAACCTGATGGGTGTATCTAGATATACTAATGCATCTATTCAGGGTATTCAGGCACAGCTTAAGTTTGCTAATGCGGAAGATTATATTAATCTGGATTAATGCAGTTGTAAAAAATGATTTATAAGTAAAATAGAGAGTACAGTTTCTGTACTCTCTATTTTTTATCAAATTTCTATCAAAAACCAATAACCTCATGGGTACTAACGCTGCTGTTCAAGGGTATTCAGGCACAGCTTAAGTTCGCTAACGTTGAGACTTATATTGAGATATAATTGTGCGTTAATAATTTACTCCGAATTTTTATAAAAAAAATAAGCCCGACACATATCAAGTGTCGGGCTTCATCTCATTCAGACTGACATCTCTTATGCCAGTCTGGTATAAGAGATGTCATTTCGGTAACTGAGAATCCTTTTCTCTTTATTTTTGTGTATCTTCTATACACAAAAATAAATTTCTCATAATCAGGGTCTTTGAAACCTGCCCCGCAGGTTCTACCTATATCTTCTGCGAGGTCTAAAATACGCCCAGTTACCACCCCAGGCATGTCATTCTTCAGCCCTGAATAGAAAAGCCTTATCGCTACCTCTAAATTCTCATACTCAGGTGGATCTACAAATGCCTGGATAGCCATGGATAACCAGTAGCTTCTCCAGTATTTCTCTGTTTTTCTATTAGCTTTTTTTATTTGTCTTTTATTCATAATAAATCCTCCTCAGGATTATTTCGTTTTTCTGACAAGGGATAACGAAACAGACTTGACATGTCTGAAAGAACCCTTTTATTTATTTTCACTAAGATATTATATAAACAAAAAAAAACGATTTACGGGGAACGTACTAAAAAATGGAATATACAATTTCTTGAGATAAAAACAAGTATATATAAAAAAAAGAACGCTGTGTAAGATTGAATCTTACACAGCGTTCTTTTTACCAGAAGCACCACATGTAACGCGGTTGAAACCCATGCAGCGCTTCTAAACATTAGAGAAGCTCTCTGAGCTTCTCTATTCCCTTTATGAATCCTATATCAGGCACCTCCTCAAGGTTTGAAATCAGAGCGTTAATGACCGATTCAAAACTTTCTTCAGTCAGCTGATCTCCTATGGGATCAGCGATTGAATTTGCGGCTGCTAAGATAGCGCAATCAGTATTAGATTGAAGTGATAACAAATCATAATAGAAGAGGTCCATGATGATGTCGTGAGCTCTGTTTGCTCTACCAACTATATTTTTCATATTATTAGTGCCTCCTAGCACAATACTTTGTTTTTGTGACAAGAGTAAACAAAGGAACATAGAAAGTTCGAAAAACTCTTTTAAATAATTTTTATGTAATCTTCTTATAATAACTAACTCAACGCCTTCGATATGAAGTTGATGCTATTATTTGATTACACTGAGATAGTATATAAACAAAAAAAATCACTTTACGGGGAACGTACTAAAAAATGGAATATACAATAATATAAAGAAATCCTTATATGAAAGGAGTGTCATACACTTTGAAAATAAATCTCAACAAAGACAAATTCAAAGAAATAGATAATGCATTTTCAGTCTTAATAGAAGACCCGCATAATAAAGCAGCTCTTGAAATTATAGAGAAATCTCTTACTGAATGTTTTAAAGGAAAATTTACTATCAATGTAGTTAGCCCTACCAATGGTAAAATGTCTCCATTTTTTATTATGTCAGTATTTCCTGAGATGGATACTGTTAGTAAAATAATAAATGTAGTATCATCAGATGGTAATAAAAAAGATGATATTATAAGAAAGATATGGGAAAAGAATACAAACTGGGTTATAGAAATTGACGAACGTATTTTTAATAAAACTGTGATAGAATTTACTCCCACAGAACTAACAGCTTTATTAATGCATGAGATTGGTCATGTAGTATTCTCTAATTCTGTACCATACAGAGTAACGACTGTTCTTCAATATGAGATTGCCCAGTCACATATGGAAAATAAAATATTACTTAAAGATCAATTCTTTAGGAAAATTTTATCTCTTCCTATTCTTAATGCTTGTGTAGCTGACGGTAAATCAAAGGATTCAATTAAATTTGAATTAAAAGCTGATAAGTTTGCTAAGAAAATGGGATATAGCAAAGAATTATTTAGTGTATTGAATAAATTACTCAAATCTAATATGTATCCCAAGGGTAATCCTGATAAAGATATGGCAGCTATTACAAAATTTTCTATGGAAACTATTGATCAGCTCAGAACACGTCAAGATCAACTAATGAAAAGAAATCTTATATCACTTAAGAAAGAATGTGCTAGTCCGTATATTGAAAGTGTTATAACTGATTTCTATAATACATTTTTTCAGGAGCATGAAGATAGTTCAATGAGCAGTGAAAAGAAACTTCGCTGCATGAATGAAAGAGTTGAATATCTTATATATACAACAGAGAGTCTTTTAACGCGAAAACTGGAAAAAATTGATCCTGCGACTTTTGATTATATAGATATAAAGATTCAAGAAATTAAATCTGAGTCTGATAAGATGATGATAGTAAGTTATATTCATAGTAAGTTAGATATAGTTGAATATTATATATCTATACTTAATGACCCAAAACTTTCGAAGAAATACATCATACCATATTCTATTGAACAACTTGAAATGATTAAAAAGAAGCTACTTCAGTCTAGAGCTAATGCAATGGCATTTAGAATTCCCGAAAGACAGAGAGGACTATTAATTGCATGGCCCGAAAACTATGATGGGTAAAAAATATTATTGAAAAAAAAATGACAATAATATAAATATTTTTTAATAAGGAGTGTTTATAACCATGAAAGAATTATCTATTTATGAAAAAGAATTCGATATTAACCTCGGTAAGATTAATACATTCTTTGAATATGCTTTCGGTGTTTATGCTGCCGAGTCTGCTATATATTCAGAAAGTGTCATATATGAAGGTACCGCTGAGGTTAAAGAAAAGATTAAGAAAACATTTGATGCTATAATTAAGGCTATTCGTGAATTTATCAATAAGTGTATTGCATCTATTCGAGAAAAGATGGCTGAAGCAAAACTGAAAAAAGGTTTTAAAGAATTTAATAAGATTAAAAAAGAACAGCTCAAGAATATGGTTACAAGAGGAACAATGAGCAAGACTGCAGCCAAAAATGTAATAAAAATGATAAAAAATGCTGAAGATGCTTATGTTAAAATATCACGATTAACCGAAAAGTGTTCAGCTGCTATTTTAAATAGTTCATCCGTTTCTGAAGCTGGTGAAATATTTAATAAGTATGAAAAAGAGTGTGATTCTATTCTTAAATCAGAACAAATTGGTGCTGATGTTGCAGCATTTATCAACTGGAAATCTAGTGATTGGGAGTCTATTGGAATATACTGCGATATGTCAATCATTGAAGAGAATAATAAACGTTTATCAGCTATTATGGAAGATGCAGATAAACATATTTCTAATTTACGAAAACAAGCAGAATCTAAAGTTGATGATGCTGAGATTGATGAATCCGGTACAGCTAATGAAAAGATAAGTGTAATACAAAAGATTACTGCTAAATTTTCTGAATTTGTAAAGAAAATTTCAAGCTTTTTAACACGTATAACAATAAATATCATGAATGGAATTAATAAGGTTTTAACTGAAAGAAAAACTAGATCATAATTGTATAAAAGAATAAGCTAAGAGAATTTAATTCTCTTAGCTTATTTTTATTTAGTAACCACAAGTTATATAAATTAATTAAAAAAGTTTTTATTACTTATTTAATCAATTTTTTATAAATTAAATTTCTCCAACTTCTTTTCACGTTTATCTATTTCATATCTATATTTTTCTAAGTCATCTTTAGTTTCTCTGTAAATTTTATACAGTCTTTCTCTTGATTGTTTTAAACGGGTTATCGTAGTATTATATACGTCATTTACTAATTCAAATTCATCAGGACCTATCTTATTCCTCGTGTTATTAATTTCTTTCTCATTTTCATCAAGCTCTTTTTTGACTTTTTCAAGTAATTCTCTAGCAACAGTATAATTCTTACTATACATCTCTAATTCTTTCTGAAGTTGTTTAATCAAATCTGCGTCATCATTTCTAGATTTTTCAAGTTCATCTTGTTTTCTTTTTTTCTCTTTCTCTCGTTCTAATCTTTCTTTTTCACGCTCATTTCTTTCTTTTTCATCGTGCTCATGCCACCATTTAATTTGATTTTCATTTTTTCTATCTTCTGCTTTTAACTGGTCTAGACGATGCTTTACAGCTATACCAGCAGCAACACCAATACCAACACCTATACCTATCTTTTCATTTCTTGACTTTTTATACATTTCATATTTCTTTTTCTCGGCTTCAGTAAGTTTCTCCTTCTTCTTTATCTTTTCTTTTATTCTTTTTATTTCCTCTTTATTCGTATTACTTGCTTCTAATAAAAGTAGCATCTTATCTTCACTTAATTTACCTTCATTGTATTTTTCAAATATGATATCATCAATAATATTAAACATTAAGTAATCAGTCCTTTCAAGTATAATAACTTTATCAATTTGTTTTTTTTTTGTGTATAAATATGAAAATTATCTAATACACTTCTTTAAAATTTTTTAAATAGGAAGTGTATAATATGTATATTGATAAAAATACTAAAAATAAAACATTTCAGAATATGTTTTATGAACTACAGGATAAAGGAGTAAACTATGTTGGTTCATCAGAAATACTCAAAACTGAGAATAAATCGTTACTAAATTTTGATTATCAAAATATGCCAGAATCAGACCCAATATCTGGACGAAGTTATTATGATATGATTCTATCAGAATGTAAAAAAAATATATGGTTTTTCTTTAGAGAGATTGTACGTATACCAATTATAGGGCAAGATAGTACGTATGATCATTCAATGCAGTTTCCTCTAAATAAAACGTCATTACTCATGATTTGGTGTTACGAAAATAAGATACCTTTTTTTGTAGTTGGTGATACAAAGAAATCAGAAATGCGAATCGTAACGCTACAGTTACTTTGTCTTTATGATTTTTTGTTTCATTATAACAGTACACCATATATGCACATCATAACCGATGAAAATGATGTTGTAAATCATCTTAGTGATCTACAGGATGATTTTGAAACATATTCAAGCATTAATAGCGCTGTAATACCAAGACTACTTACTATGAATTTCTATCACGCTGTTACTGCAGGAAATATAAATAAATCTTTATCTTGTGGGATTGACAATATCAATTTTAAAAATGATGATGAGACAAAATATTTTGGAAACTATTTTGGATTCTCTGTGGGTAAAAACAAACATCTTTGTAAGATTTTAAGTACACTTAAGAAAACTATGCCAAATGATACTCATATAGCATTTGAAGCTAATATTCATGATATATGCGATAGTGATATTGGATATTATATTCTTGATTTGATGCCTAAGATTACAACTGAATATATATCAAAAGAAGACGATGGTGAAAAGTTTACACATCAGCATTTTATTCAGAATCATTTGAGAAATAGTATATGTGTGATAATTGATGAATAGAACAAAATTATAAAAAGTACCTCCGAAGTTTTATCTTCATATTTAAACGATACGAATGGACTGACATACCATTCGTATCGTTTATTTTTTAAGCATGAATACTTTATTATAATCAATATTTTTTGAAAGGAGAAAAAAATATGGCTAAATCTCGTATTGCAAGAATAGGTGATAAGTTATATGACTTAGGAACACAGAATAGGTCATTTTTACAGGTTGCAAAAGATTTACAAACAGTTGGAATCAAAAATTGCTATTTTATGCTTGAAATATATGATTATAGTTTGGTAAATATTGACCCGTTTTCTGTTGGACCCGATGGCCATACTAATTTAACACAAGATCAAATAACTAGAATTATGACAGAATGTATGAGAAATCCTTGGTATTATCTTCGTGAAATATCTAGAATTCCTGATCCAGGTGGTACTGCTGTGCCATATAAGGCAAATAGGGGTAATATTGCACAGGCATGGTGTATTTTACATGGTTTAGACTCATGGTTAAATTTAACACGTCAACAAGGTAAAACACAGTCAGCAATTGCTATGGAAACATGGATGTACTCATTTGGTACTTCGCAATCTCAATTTATATATATAAATAAATCGGGTGAAGATAGTAAAACAAATCTTAAGAGAACTGGTGACCAAATAAGATTTTTACCTGAATATTTAAGATTTGAATCATTTACTGATGATGATGGCAAGGTTACAAAAGCAACTAATAATGCTACAAAAATGGGACATCCTATAAATGGTAATACTATTATTACTAAAGCTAAAGCAACATCATATGATACTGCATTATCATTGGCTAGAGGTCTTACATCGCCAATACAACATTTTGATGAGGCTGAGTTTACACCTCATATAAAAACTATAGTAGCAAACTCGGTATCTACATATGAAACTGCAGCAGCTAGAGCTAAAGCGAATGGTGCTATGTATGCTCGTATATTTACTAGCACACCTGGAGATCTTGATTCACCTGCTGGTCAAGAGGCACAGGAAATTTTAGATAAGACTGCTAAATGGACCGAACGTCTTTATGATATGACTGAAGAAGAAATACAGGAATACATAGATTCACAAGGTAAAGATTGTAACAAGATTCTTTATATAGAATATCAGTATTATCAAATAGGATTAACTGAAGATTGGTTAAAAAATATATCTGCTAAAATTGGAGATCCCTTAACAGTAAGACGTGAAATACTACTTCAAAGATTACACGGTTCATCACTTTCTCCATTTAATCAAGAAGATATTCAATATCTTATTGAGATTGCTCATAAACCAATAGATGAAATGTGGTTACTTGAATATTATAGATTTGATATATACAAAAAACTTAATCCACGTATAACTTATCTTATCGGCGTCGACTGTTCAACGGGAACTAACGGAGATAATAATGCTATTACAATATTGAATCCATATACGTTAGAAGTGGAAGCTGAATTTGAATGTTCATATATTGGTGAAACAAAATTTGAAGCATTACTTATAGAACTAATAGGTATTTTACCTAGAGCAGTATTATGTATCGAAAGAAATAGTGTTGGTGATTCCATTATAGACCATCTTCTTAATAGTAAAATACGTGCAAATCTTTATTATGATAGAGCTAAAGATTTAGTTGAAGATAATGCTATAGCATCTGGTACTATTGAATCTATGCTTAAAAAACAAGCATCAATGAAATCATATTATGGAGTCTATACAGGTACTAAATCTCGTGAAGATATGATGGCTATTCTAGTAAGACATGTCCAAGAATATAAAGAAAAATTTATTACTCAAAACATAACAAGAGATATATCAAGATTGATAAGAACATCATCTGGTAAAATTGAGGCAGGACCCGGTTCAAAAAATCAAAAATTAAAAAGCATTCATCATGAGGACCGGGATAAACTCCTTTAATTGCGGGGAACTCTCGTTAGGTCTTAACTACTAAACTAATATTTATATTAGTGGCGAAGGGTAACTCCTTAGGTATAGTAAAAAGGTTAAGAATAGAGACAATCCGCAGCCAAGGCTCTTATTAAGAGCAAGGTTCAACGACTATCGAAAGCATAGCTTAAGAGAAATACTTAAGTAAAGAAGTGAGTAGAGTAGTGCCTATTTATAGGTTAGTTTTATGGTGATATTAGCCATAAGTAATTCTATTAAAACGAAATGGGGAGCTCTTCATATTTGGTAATAGAATATGAAGATGATGATATAGTCTATATTGTTCATGATGACTCTGTAATGAGCTATCTAATGTGCCTTTATGTTTATTATCATGGTAATAATCTCCCTGTATTTGGAATTATTAAAGGTAAATTAAACGAAGATGAACAAAATAAAGGATTGAAACATGCCTCTGAAATCGATCCATCATTAGTTGATCCTAGGTTGATAGAGTCTGTAAAAAAACAAGAGCAACAGATAGCTCAACAGGAACAATGGAAACAGTTAATGAAAGAGGCTGCTATTAAAGCACAGAAAGATACGTATAAACTGGTAAAAGCTGGTGAAATTCAAAACACGGTTTATAATAACACACCTGGAGAAATAATCGAACAGATGGACGATGATACAAATGGTTCTATAGATTTGAGCTTTTTCAATAGTATAAACGGATTTTAACAAAAAAAAGATACAATATAATCTTTACTCTCGATTATATTGTATCTTTTTACATATCTATTTACGGTTTCATGTTGTGATTGAAATTAATCAATCACAATATCGCAATCATTAAAATCGGGATACATTTTATTCACCTCCTTATTTTTTTAAGTATCCCGTAAATAGATAATAATACAAATAACGGTTTGTATCCTTTAAAAACCGTTATTTTTTATTTGTATTATTTTTTATGCAAAAAAATAATATATATGTATTTATTCTGAATATGCGGTTTTATTATCATTATAACGTTACTATAATTTTTTATTGAAAGGAGACATGATTATGTCTATTGAAGAAAATACTATTAACTCGGAAATTATCAATTCAGAGGAAAATGAATCCAATCCTATGAATTATAAGGTTATAGTTGATCTTATTAATGAAATGGAAGATCAGTATAAAACATTGAAGTCTTTAGGTGAAGAGACAATTCATACTGCATATGATCTTAAGCCGGAAACGCTTATAGATATAATTCCAATAACTAAAAATGATATAAAGGAAATGAGTAAAGAAGATGCTACAAAGTTTCTTAAAGCTCATAAATATAATATTAATATCAACGATGAACATGATCCATTAGAAGTTATGGATGCTGTTAAAGAGACTTCATTAAATATTCTTTCAGCTAAGATTGAGGCTGATAATATTCGTAAAGATTCGAAAGAAGTGCTTGAAGAATATTTTAATTATGCATCATCATCTAAAGCAAAAGAGGTCAGAATTCAGCGTCTTAATACATTAAAAGAAGCTGTTGAAAAGGAATCTGATGAGGGTAAGAAAAGAAAGATGATGCGAGAAATAAATGCAATGGAAGCATCACAAACTCTTTCATTTATTTTCGAAAGATTTAATTCAATAGGTTCTAAAGAAATTAAATCAATTAAGAATGCATTTTTTGATGCAAAACTTGGAAAAGAAATTGTTGATAGATATAAAAAGAAAATTATTAAGTTTGGTTTTGACCATAAACTTTATAGATATTTCTTAAATCTTGAGGAGAATTTCCTTGAGGAAGAATACCATTGTTTTAATAATCTTTTCCTGTTTATATTTATGAGAGCAGTTGTTCATTATGACCCATATAATAAGACAGACAAGCTCTATGTACAGGCTATGGTAACATCTATGACAAATCTTATTTATCATAGATTTGATTCAACTACATCAGAGGATAATTTTGTTTCTATAATCAGAAAGGTTGTATCTTACTTTGATGAATATAGAGAATATTTTAAGGAAAATAATGAAACAGCACCCGATCATCCAACGAGAATTGAATCAGATAATCGTTACAATAAGGAGAGGCGTGAACTCCTTATTAATAAAATGAATGAAATGAAGATAACTGATTATGATCCCAATGCATCTGCGGATGAACTTCAGCAGTACTTAAATGACTCACTTGAGAAAATGATAAAGGAACAGCTTCCTGAGAAGAAAGAAGAAAATAATGAAAATGATATTGATGATAGTGATACTGATGAGGTTTTTGATGAGCCTGAGAATCCAGTAATCAATGATGTAGAATAATAGATACGTAGTATTTTTAGAGAGATGAAGATTTTATCTTCATCTCTCTTTTTTGTATTATCATTGATAAATAAAACAGAATCTTAAGAACTCTTCTTGTGAAAGGAGGTATAAAAAATGAGTAGTTATTTTAGATCAGACCAAAAATTTATTTATCTTGAAAGACCATACTGTGAGTTTTATATACCAATGGATTATTTTGATACATCTGGTAAATTTGCAGAAGATGCTGGTCAAGTTATTAAAGTTCTTGGAATATTTAATATAGGTTTTTATGAGAATGGACAATTAGAAGAAATGAAGATATTAAATCTTCCTTCATGGATAAACGTTTATGTCTATGATTATGAAATACGAAGAGTTGAATTACCCGGAGAACCTGTTCCAGTATCATGTAAGGTTTTAAAATTCTTCCATGGTAATAAAGTTATGGAAAGTTCAGTTATTGAAGATAGTACAAACGCTGAAACTTATCTAGACTTTATTCTTAAAGGTAAAATACCTGCATCGGTTCCATATGATAAGTCTATTACTTTATGGAGAAAAAATCAACAAATGAATGGTGTAAATCTCGGTGTTCCTTCAGTTATTGAAGAACTGATATTATCAGCATCATATCGTGATAAAAATAATCCAACAAGTAAATTTGCTCATGTGATTGGTAAAGACCCTAAAGGTGTATCATTATATGACTATAAAATGGCATCGGTACGACAGATATGCCAATACACGTCAACTTTCACTGCAGTAACATTTGAAGATATTGATAGTATGATTACTTCATCTCTAAATAGATCTAGAGATAAGATCCCAGAAGCTCAGTCCCCAATTGAACAAATCATTAAAATGTGATGAGTATTTTTTATAGTAAAACCTATATAAATCCTCAAAACAAATATATAAAATCTATAATTTATAGACTTTATAAAATCTATAACTAATAAAAAAATTTAAAAGGAGGTTTATAGATTATGCCGCAATCTATACAGATAGTACCTAAGTACTCATATCCGTACGTTGAAACTGTAATCAATGATAATACAAAGGTTACTGAGACAAATACTGATACTAGGATTGATCCTTCAGTAACTTATGCATTTCCGTTCGTTTCATCTAAGGGTGTGGACAATGTATTTGTAAGAAAGACGTCGTACGATAGTTTTGTATCGACATATGGCACTTCTAATTATAAGAAATATGGTCAGCCTCTGATGATGCCTCTGGCACTTCTGAGAAAGCCTAATACTTATGTATGGGGTATGCGTGTAATGCCTGAGAATGCTACATATTCTAATGCAGTTATTTCTCTGTATTATAAGGCTGACAAAACTAATGATACCGTTAAGGCTAGCGAAAGACGCTTCCGTATGAAGTTCATAGTTAAGTTCCTTGAAGGTATCAGTGATATTGAAACATTCAATAAAAAGTATGTTGAACTTGATGGCGCAGAGTTAGTTAATGATAAGTATGTTGATGACGAGGGCTACACTCAGGCTCCTGTTATGGGTATCCGTGTTGCTGGTAGAGGCAAGTACGGCGATAACTACTCTGTTCATATTGACACAAATAAGTCATATGAAAAAGAATACGGTATCAAAATGTATGATTTTGTCATCATGAATAATGAGGGTGGTCTTAACAAGATTGCAACCTATACTGGTTCAATTGTTTCATCGTCTAAGTATGATGCATCAACTCTTGTTAATGATATCCTTGAAAATAGCAACATTGGCGATGTTCCGGTTTATATTTCCATGAACGAAGCTGGTGTTGAAGATGTATACGATGCATATGTATCATTCCTTACTGAACTCTATCCTTCACTTGAGGCAGAGTATGATGAGACATTTGCTAAGTATGCTGAAATTTTTGCAAACGTATCTATTAGCAGAGAATCACTCACTAACATGGTTAATGGCAATGAGAGAGTTCCTACCGGTATTATTGCAAAAGATGCAGACGGTAATGATGTGAAGCTCTCTGATGCTGTTTCAGAACTTCAGAAAATAATGTCGATGATAAAGGATTCTAATCCTGATAATATTATTGACATTGACGAGTTTGACCCGTTCTTTGCAAAGAAAGTTGCAAGCACTGAATTACTTCCTTGTATCATGTATCCTTCAGAGGTTCCGAAGGGTGGTATTCCTGCCGGTGCAAATCCTGCAGATTATACTACATCAAAGCTTATGCCTTCATTCGGCTCTGTAAAGGGTGTTGGAGTAAACTATGGTACAAATGGTTACTTCGATAATCCCAGAATTCTTGATACTGATGGATTCATTGTAACTTCAAAGACTGTTGCAGTTGATGCTGAGGGTGAAACAGTATTCCCCAAGGAAGTTGAAGTTCCCGCAACAATCGTTAAATTCGTAGATTCAACTGATAATAGCTATTATATCAATAGTGGTACAGCTACTATTCCCGTTTATACACATTACAATGCTGATGGCACAACTGTTCAAGTTGATGTTGTTACATTCGCAGCGGCTACATCCACTACCGAAGGTGCTCTTGAAGTTGTAGCTAATGATTATACTGGTAAAACAGTATATGCCGTAGCAACTTCTGGTGATGCTGGCGCTCTTGAAGTTGTAGCAGATGATGCTGATCCTTTTGATTCTGAAACACAGATTAAGATTAGCGATGTTACAGGCATCACTGTAAATGTTGGTGATTATGTAACCAAGACAGAGATTCCTTTTGACCCTGAAACACAGATTAAGATTGGTGAAGTTACTGGCATCTCTGTTGTTGTTGGTGATTATGTAACCAAGACTGTGACAAAGGAAGACGAAGTTGTTAACACAGATGAAGTTACAGCTAAGATTGAAGCTGGTGAACTTACTCGTGTTGAAGATGCTGATCCTGAAAAGACTGTTACCGTAACAAAGTATTATCGTGAAGATGGTGTTACAGAAGGTGTTGAACCTATAAATACTAATGCTTCCAAGTATTACTATGAAGATGGTAAGGAATGCACTACTGATGTTACACAGTGGACAGTAGCACAGGAAATTGATGAATGCTATAAGAATGCATTTAACGGTACTTTTGATAGAAAGGTTCTTTCTTCAAGAAGAATTCCTGTTACTGCATGGTTTGATGCAAACTATAGTTATGAGGTTAAGCAGGTTCTTGCAGAACTTGTAGTTGTAAGAAATGATGCTCCTCTGTATCTTGACTGTGGTATTGAAATGGAGTCATTCTCTAAGTCTAATATCAATAGTCTCATTCGTGATTATGCTATATTCAGTACTATAGGTTCTGATAAGACTGGTATTGAGAATCATTGCCTGATCTCGAAGAATACACAGCACTTCATGGTAAGAGAAACTCCTTCTCAGAAGAGAGTTAAGGTTTCCATCACTTATTTCCTTGCTCAGCAGTTTGCTGATCATGTTATTGACTATGGAACTCATATTCCTATGGTTAAAGCAAAGGCACAGCTCACTGGTCATATTAGAGATACTCTCGAGCCCTCTATTGAAGACTATGAGGCTGATCTCAAGGAAGAGCTGTATCAGAATAACTTTAACTATTTCGAGACTCTTGATGATAATGTATTCCAGAGAGCTACTCAGACAACAGCACAAACTGATCTGACTGATCTTTCTGAAGAGAATAATGTATTTACTCTTTATGCAATCAAGAGAATAATAGAAACCGATATTCATAGTAGACTCTATGACTTTGCTGATGCAAGTGAAAGAGAGCACTTCTCTGCATTTGAAAAAGCTAAGTTCTCCGATTGGACTGGTTCCAAGGTTCTTTCAATTGATATAGAGTTTAGAGTTAATAAGTGGGAGTTTGATCGTTCTATTTTACACTGCTATGTTGCAGTTGTATTTAGAGGTCTTCAGAAGCGTGCTATTCTCGAAATTGATATCAATAAGAGAACATATGAAGATAGCACTAACACTGATGACAATGGTTCTACCACTGGAACTATTATGCTGTAAGAAGGATGGTGAAATGAAATATGGCACAATATGCACAGAAAGATACCGCTAAAAGTAATAGTATTACTCACAACAATTCTATTCAGGCTGGCGGTAGCTCAATGAAAAACTTTCAGGATGCATCACTGACTGATTATGCACTGTTTTTAGGCGGTACTAATGTCACTCATGATGTGCTTGAAAAGTATGATCCTCTTAAGACTGGTTATGGTCGTTTATTTATGGTTAGAACACCTTTATTTGTCAGAGAGCTCATGCCTCCTCAGATGGGTATATTTAAGCATATACTTGAATATGGTAATACAGCAGTTTCTGGTATAGGTGACGTTTCTGTTAACTTTGAACCTCTCAAAGGTGGTTATGTAGGTAAACAGTTTGAAATACCTATGACAGCTGAAGATAGTACCAATGAATTTACCGTTAAGGTTTACGAATTTTCAGGTTCACCTATTCGTGAAGTTCTTCATACATGGATTAATGGTACAACTGACCTATTAACAGGTTTAGCAACTTACCATGGAGTTGACCCTTCAATTAAGAGAAAACAGTCTAATCAGACAGCAGAGTTTGTCTATGTTGCTACTGATAACACTGGTGAAAAGGTTGAATATGCTTGCTTACTTGCTAACTGCTTCCCTAAGGGTTTAAACACTGACGTATTCAACTATGAGTCAGGTACACATGGTCTTGTAGAAACTGATATCGCATTTACATGTACAAAATATGAATCGATTCAGATTAACGTCGTAGCTTGTAAGTTACTTGAAAAATATAAAATGCTTGCTAACTCACTTAACTTCTATAGTGGTTTCGAGGTTAATGTTAAAGATGGTAATGCTACACATCTTAATGTTAAGAATGGTAAGATTGAAACCGGCTTAGAAGAGGGCTCATCGAATGCAGTATTACCTGCAAGTACATGGGAATCCAAAACTTAAAAAAATAATAATGATGGTGAAAGTAATACTTTCACCATCATTTTTTTATAAAAAAAAGACTGCACGTATTAATATCGTTCTTTATGAATCAATACTAATACGTGCAGCCTAATTAGGGAATTTTGATTATAGTAAACATGTTACTTTTCCTTTCCTTTCTTGGATAATTAACTAAGCGAACTAAGTTGGCACCGCAACCACGTCAAGCTCCTAACTCAATTTCTACATCACTGCAGTTGATGTTGAACTTAGCTTGTCCTTATGTGAAGACTATACGTGGCTTATAATCTTCATTATTACACTAATATGATATATTATTATAATTCGTTACTTTACGGATTTAGTCTTCTCCTTCTTCACTATCACTATCTAAGTCAAGACCATCTATACCATCGTCTTCACCATTGTCACCATTGTTAGGATTAGGTCTAAGAGTTTCTTCTTTAACATCAATAGCAGCCTGCTCACATATTTTATTAATCCTATCCATATTAAGAAGAGGAAGTTGCTCTGCCGCATACAATTCTTTGAATCTTCTTATTTCTTTATTTATGTTAGGATTATCAGCTTCAGCCTGACCAGGGTCACCATATTTAATACCAACAACAAATTCAACCAACTGATTAAATGCATTAATAGCTTCACCTTTAGCAGTAGATGCAACTGTTTTAGGAGGTTGTAATGCGAATTCAAAATTGTCTACCATTTGATCTGGTATATTTGTTGACCATCTCATTATCTTTTGATATAATTCAGTTATACTAGGATTAAAATCGAGTTGATAGTTAACTACTCTACCATTAAACTTAGTATTGTTTTGTTCGATGACTTTAGCGAAATCTGCTTCATTTAAATAGTTAATAATAGCCGCAGGAACACCTGTTCCCAGTATATACGAGTTCTTTAACATTTCAAGAAGTTCACTATTTAACTGTATGTCTTGACCTGATAAAATCTCTGTTTCAATAGGCCTTTCACCAGATCTGCCAGTAGGTATGTATACTTCCGTTCCGTTACCCACTTTATTGATTAATGTGGTATAATTAAATAAATCATACATGTTAATTTGGCGTGATTGTTTTATACGTGCAATCTCTTGTACTTTATTAGCTACGTTTTTATCAATACCAGATGTTTTTAAATAGTTTACCTTTTGATCATTACTATTTAATATAATAGACATAATTTTGAATAAAAGAAGCATTAAATAAAGTTTAGCATAGAATAATGATTTCTTTATCATTGATTGTCCGTTGCCATACTCGTCTTGGTCAATCTTGAAAGGAACTATGTACTCTACAGGAATGAACTGGAATTTAAGTCTTTTTTCATTTAAATTATAATAGTTAATGGCTTCAACTATTGTTTCCTTAAATTTTATATTATCTTTAAGAAAATCCTTATCGAAACAATCTACTATTCTTTTTGCAATAGAATCAATTATAGATTGCTGTTGATTTGCTTCATCAAATTTATTATAGTATAGGGTTGATGAAATCATTCCAGCAAGAGGTGTGATATCCTCTTCTTGTACATAATAATACCCAATAGTCTGATTCATTATTTTTACAGGAATAATTTTAGTAGGTTCTATAAGTTTAAGATAGCAATCTTTAATATCTGAAAAGTCATCTTTAGCCTTTCCTCTTGATTTGGTATCATCAACAAAAGTGATACCATTTTTTGTATCATCATTGATTATCTTGTTAAATAAAGAATCAACTGATTTTTTATCTTTCCTTACGGTTTTTGCTTCTGTGAATGTATCACCACTTTCATTAACATATTCATCCATATATGTTTTTATTGAAGCAAATCCTTCTTCCATTACAGGAAGTGGAACCGAATCATTACATATTATTACATTTTTAAGAATATTAGATACATCTTCTTTAAATTCTTTTTCTTTAGATTTTATTTCACTTTGTTTATTCTCAGGAAAATTATTAACATATTCGGTGAAAATATCATCAATAAATTTATTATTTTTATTACCATTTTTATTACCATTTCGGGTAACAGTGCTATCTGAAACACTTTCATATAAAGATGTTTCTTTATACATATTTCCAGTCTTTGTATTATTTTTATTTTTCATAAAATCATTAAAAATCTTTGAATATGGAATACAATATGCATAGTACTCTCCATATTCAAGAGTTTTTGGTATAACAAAGTTTTTTATTTTTTCAAGAAGTGAAAATCGTTTCTCAAGAGACTCCACTATTGGTAAAGTATTCTCAGCATCTTCCTGATCAATTTTATCAAATTTAAGAGTTCTAGACATACGTCCTTCAACTACATCAGCTGAAACTATTGCATCACGAGTTATCAATATTGCTTCACTTAATTCAATAAGTTGAGAAGCAACTTCGTGAAGGTCATTCTGCTCAAGAAGTCTATTTCTATATACATCATATAAAAATCCTTGTACTGCTTGCACTTCTTCTCCAGTCATAGATACAAATTGATTATCTAAAAGATTTGAAGCAGCAGTACTTTTCTTATCTGCCGAATATAATTTATTAATAAATGACGTTACATCTTCGTCATCTTTTTGAGTCAAAACACCTATTTCTTCATGAAGAAGAGATTGAAATTTAGAATTCAATGTATCCACTTCAGAAGTTCTGTCTGTACCGTATAAGTTTAAATTTGCTTGACCTAACATATTTTCAATTTGAGATAGATTTCTTCTAATACTCTTATCTTTTAATACAGAAGATGCTCTTTCTAATTCAGAAATTTCAGTATTAGATTTTTTACTACCTGCTTTTTTATTATTAGTCGGCAAATTGATCACTCCTTTCAGTATTTAAATGTTAATTCAATGTTTTCTGATAGGAAAAATATGTAGTAAAGAATAATAGAGATGTAGTGTATTCATACACTACATCTCTATGATTAATCAACATCAATATACCTATATAGCATATAAAGCTGAAACATTGAGTAATCTAATGATAATATCAAATTATTAAAATCTTCATGTTTATCTACAGTATAATATAAGTTGGATATATTTTTTTCGTTTATTAAAGGGAATAAAGTTTTACTAACTGTTACTGTAGATATCTCAGTACTATCTGCAAATAAATCTATAGTGCAGTTTTCATCAAACAACGCATCTATTTCTTTATCAGTAAAATTAAACTTATTCCATGTTTCTATATTATCTACAATATCCATGACAGTAGAAAGCATCTTTTTAGACCATGTAATTTGGGATGGCTTAGTAAGCTTACAGCAGTTATTTTCAAGGTCATCTTTTGCAGCCTTAGCATCAGCAAAATAATATGACTCAGATGCATCAAGAATATTGGTTTCATTACATACATCAATAATATCAGGATTTAATTTAAATACAAAATACCCTATATTATTATCATTTGATTTCGGACCACCTATTATATACTGATTGTTTATCAGATATAAATCTGATGAGAGAATAGTTGTTATTTTAACAAGCAAATCTCTAAATGTTATTTTTTTAGCCATTATTTTTTACCTCATTAATCAAGTTCATCTTTCAATCGTTCATATACATCATTAACTGATGGAAAATTTAACCACTTATGGGCAACCGACAAATAATTTCTTGTCTGAAAATTATCAAATATTTCTTTTGCTATATCTGTTTCAAACGAATCATTATTGTGTTTATTTATTTGGACATCAGTTATTCCGTTAAATGGTATATCACCATCACGTACATCATACTCACTAGGGTCTACCGATGCTTTAAAAATAAGACAACTCGGTTCAATATTCATTGCGGCTATACATGATGGATAAAATCTTGACATATCCATGTCAATACTATATTTAAATATACAATTTGTTTTTTCACCAAACAATCGTTCTCCGAATTTATCTATTAATGATGGGTCGCCTACCAAAGCACCCTCAAACTTGGTTTTCTTCTCTTCTTCTTCATCGTCATAGTCATCTGCTTCTCTTTCTTGAGAATTATAAATAAATTTATTAATATTCTCACCAGGTACTAATCCCTGTTTGGCAAACGACTTATACTGTACGTTTCTAAGTTTTACCGTTTGTTTAAACTCAGACTCATATGGTGTCATATTTTTATATGATGTAAGATAATAGGTATCTACATCAGATGTCTTTTCTTCAATACCCTTCTGAAGAAGAACGTCCTTTATATTATAAAGAAAATACAATAACCAATTGTTATATGATAACGTTTTAATATCGCCATCTTCACTATAATCAAGCTTTTCATCATTAAGTTCTTTTTGTGCAACATACGTAAGTTTATTAGAACGAAGTTCCTGACCACCTTTACGTATTGCCGCATAATTAATCATCTGATCAAAGAAAACTGTATAAGATGAAATATGAAAAAAATCTGATTTATTTTTAACTTGAAAGTTTATAGTATCTTTCTTAAAATAACATTGTTTGATAGGAAAATCATGATGACACATCACTTGAGCTGGGTCTAAATCCATATTTTTTAACCTATCAATTATAAATGGAATATCGAATGATATATTCCAAATTCCAATAAAATCAAGTTTTAATTTATTGATTAACTGAAAAAGATGAACAAGCATCTTTTTCTCATCCTTATAGAAATATACATTATATTCCATTCCTGGATATGACTCATCAAACATCTTATGTGCTTCTTTAATAAGTTCATCTTCATGTGTTGACCAGTATTCTTGCTGTTCCATTCGCTTACTATACATCGAACGTCTATATAGCTCATGTTCTTTTTGTTTTACAGTCATTGTAGACATATCACGTTCAACACAATCAACACCAATCAATGCAAACGTATAAGATTGATTAGCAGACATATCAATGACTGTAACCATGTCTATTGGACAATATGTTGCATCAGCCATGCCTGGAGCTTCAAATGAATCAACTTCTATATCCATAAATCCCTTACTAATTGTTTTTGGTTTATCATTATCCATTTGCTGAAGCCACTTGTATCTATACCAAGCTCTAACATCATAATCAGCACCATAAACATAAGGATATGTGTAAAATTCTTGAAGACCTCGGTAATTTCCTGTCGTAAAACATTCTCTGAGTCTATTCTTTCCAACATCTCCCATATCATTAGCTATTTCAAATATAATATCTTTATATTTAACAGTCTTTTTATTGAGATGCTCAACTCTTTCATATGTTTTAGAAAAAGTATGATTTCTAAATTCAGGTTTTTCAAAATAAATATCAATCATTGGTTCTGGTATAACCTGTAAATGTTTTTCACCAGTTTTTAAATCTTTCCATATTAAATATAAATAGTCGGGATGATCTTCACGTCTGTTTGCTTTGATATACTGGATATCTATAAGCATCGCGTTGTCCTTATCTATTTTCATAACAATCACTTCCTATATTTTTTTTAGTTTATTTCTGTGTTTTTTTCCGAATAGAAAATCGTTCTGATAACACAACTATAAATCTATTTAGAAGGAGGTTACATAATATGTCGAAACATGATGAAGAGGATATCCTTAATCCTAATTATAAAAAATCAAAACATCAAAAAATCCTTGATCAAATAAGAGAAGTTGAAGATATGACAGATTATGATATAGCATCTACCGGAACATTTTTACCATCTTCTATAATAAAGAGTAATGAATCTGATGCTAAAAAAGAAAATGACGATATAGATAACTATTCTGAAACTGATGACGAATGGTTTAATACATTATCTGATATTAAAATTAAAAAATCTAAATATACAAGTGGTTCAATTTTTGATATTGATTTTGGTAAAAAGAAAAAGAAGAAGAAAAAGAAAAAAAGTGAATTGATTGATTATGCGAAAGAATTTGAACCTGAACTTAATTTATATAGAAATCTGTTAGCAGACCAAAATAGATTCACAGATACATTACAAAAAGAATATGATAATATGAAATCTTCTAAATCATCAGCTCGTGGTGTAAACAAGACGATGACTGATTTAGTTGAAAATATAACTGGTGCACGAGCATTAGCAATGCAACTTATTGAAAAGAATGTAAATGCAAAAAAACTTATTGCTGAACTTACCATGAAACAGAAAAAAGAATTTGGTAATGGTGGCGAAGGAGAAAATATGAGCGATTTCGCAGGTTCACTCCTTAATAAGATGATTAACGAAAGAAGTCAAATCGTGGGAACCGGTTCTCCTGCCGAGATTAGTGATTTTACAGAAGATGAACTTTTTGATAGTTTGTCAGAAAGTCTTGCTGATAGTGATCGTTCTGAAGAAGTTGAAAAGTATCTTAAGTATGAAAATCGCAATATAACAATTTATGTATCTATTAATAGTAATGATGTTGAAGATTACTTCTATTATGCGCTTGATGAAGAAGGAAATGAAATAGCAGATTACCCTCTTCCATTAAGAACATCATTAAGTATTAATAGATCAACTGGTATAGCTACAGATAGCTATGGTAAAAAATATCAAATAACATGGAGATAAAAAATAATAGAGAATGAGCTATAAGCTCATTCTCTATTATTTTTATATTGAAATAGTACCTTCCATATAAATAGAAACAACTACTCCTTCCCCTGTTTCAATCATAGTATCAATAGCTTGTGCATTAAAATCAGAAACAACTTCCAAGTCATATGTACATCTTATTGATATATCGACAGTATCAATAATTTTACCTATTGAATATGATTTATGGCGTGCTCCCTTAAAATAAGTATAACATGAACCAATAGGATCCATATTACCTATAATCATAGTATCTGATTTTACAGATGCTAAAGGTAGGTCTATTCTTAAGTTAGCACCAGCGGTAACATCTCTATCTAACGATACTGGTGTTTTGATAATTGAATAATCACTCGTGCTAGGAATACCAATATACTTTGCTCTGAATTGTCCATTAGGTTTGATATAATATGTCCAATTACCAACATTTACAACCATTTCGGCTGATGGATTTTGAATATCTACATTATATGTATAACCAAAATTACGCAGATTTCGCTCAATAGATGAATAATATCTGTCTATTGCTTTTGTCGTCCACATTATATCTTCTGAGCGAACACGTACGAAGAAAGGTACATATCCCCCAGCTTCATCCATAGTTATTATCCATCCTCGTTTACAATTATAATTAGGATTTTTTGAAGGATCTATAGACATTATATATCCCTCCTTTATACAGTTTTAGTTAGTTCAAGATAGAATGTATTCATTCCCTTGATATTTTTATACATATCTGATAAAATTGGTTGATTAATTATAAAGCTACCTATTAATGCAGCTTCTGTTGTAAATAAGAAGTATGGTAAGCATTCCATACTAAATAATGCAGGTGACTTATATGTATTAAGCCAACATTGAGTAAAATAACGCATATTGAGTTTTTCAACTCTCATTGTTATAGTTTTCATAAATGCTATCAATTCTTCTATATTTGTTATAGCAGCTTCATTATACATTTCAGAAATAAGAATTAAATCTGATTTATTTGGAGTAAGAATATTATTTATTGCATATGATGTGTTAATATCTTTATTTACACTTTCCCATACATTATCTAAGAAAAACCTAGATATAACAAATGACATTCTATCTGCTATTTCTTTTTCCATACTTATTGCATATTCTTTATTAAGAATTCGCATAAACATCTGAGTATATATTGAATTTGATAATTTCATTAAACCCAGATTCTTAGTTATACCTATAGGATATATAGCATACTGTAATGCGACATATGCACCTTCCATTAAAGTATAAAGGTCTTTCATTGGGGTATTTAAATAAACAGCATTACCAACCTTATGATTTTCAATAAGTGAACCATAATTATTGATAAAGATAACGGCCTTCATAGTTCCTTGAAGTTTAAGGATTATAAATGGAATTGGCTGAGGTATCTTTATAGTTTTTGAGTGTACTATGAGTATATCTTTTTTTTCATATGCTTTCATGACTTTATCAGCCAATGGTGAGATACGTGTTTTCTGTATCTGAATAAGTTGTTCTTCGATATAAGATGAATCTATTACAGTACCGCTCTTCATATATTCACCAATCATTGTTATAACCTTTGATGATTTATTTATAGTATTAAAAAGAACTGTATCATGTAACGATCCTTCGGTAAAATAAGCCATATTTTTTATCCACCTTTCGTTTATTTTCAATGGATTTTTTTATTAAAACATTGTTTTTATCAACATTTTCTATGTGAAAGGTAATGTGGAAACATTTCCTTAATAGTCAAGAATATGATGAGAGGAGGAAAAATAATGTCAATTGACTCACCCGAGCTCTTATATAAATATATACGAAGAGCTTTTGTCAATAATTCATTTGGTGAATTATCCACTCATTTAGCATTGAAAAAGACATGGGATAATTCATTTTCTTATTTAGCTCATACACAGCATGAACTAGTAGGAAATAAGGAATATTCTATAGATTTGATAAAAAGTGATGAAAACACTAAAGGTCTACATAGGCTTTATTTTGATAAATCATATAAACCGTGTTTTGACATTGGTCGAGAAATGATAAATATATGTGATGAAAATGAATATCGTAAAAGTAAATTTTATAAAACAAAAATTTCATATATTGATATTATAAATCATCCAGAATTATTTAAAAAAATTCCGATAATAATAATTGATAATCATACTATATGGGATTATAATATATTCATAACTGATGAATATGCAACGGTTTATTTACCTATGTCAAGTAATTTTATTTTTCAATATGAAAGAAATATTGAAAATGATAAAAGAATATATAATCCACATAAATTAAAAATTCTGATAGTTGATAATGTGTATTATCAGAGAATCAATGTTAAGAAATCTATAATAGAATATAGTGATAAGTCATTTATCATCACCGATGAAATGACTAAAACATATACTATTAAATCACCTACTGCAACGACTGAGTCTACAACTTATAAACCATTCCCCACGGATGATGGAATAATGTTTTGTAGTATTCATATACCCGATAAAAAGAAGAAAAATTATGAAACAGGAACAATGCTTATCGAACTTGAAAAAACTAATGATGGTTATAGAGGTACAGTAACAGATGACATAGCTGAAATACTTGATAACGTTGATTCCGCCTTTTATATCTCAATCTTCTTCTTAAAAGATTTGCATAAGCATATATATTATACAGGCAACGATTATGCAACATCTGTTAATGGTGAGGTTAATATAGCTTGTATTTTAAAAGATAAGGAAACGGCTAAGCCGTTTAATATGCCCATACCAATTGAAAACTGTATTCTCCTAAAAAAGCCTGCATCATCACAGGGATATGAAATTTTACATAATGTCGATAATATAGATTTATATTACCCAACATTTTATCACATTAATGATGAAACGCAAGAAGATGGAGATATATATAAATTATATTATTTTTATCATCATGGCTATAAACTTCATTATACATGTATTCATGATTTCTTCTTTTATTTTTTATCATTAAAATGTGATAATTTAATTTCAAATCTTGAAGAGAATATAGATAAATTATATAGAGGAGAAATAATTCTCTATCCTGATAGTGAAGATCAAGAAGATTTCTATGATATGTTACTTCATATTTTAACATACTATAGTTATATTCATAGATATAAAGATTTGGATTTAATCCATAATTTTAATGACCATAAGGTTAATATATGGAATGGTAAATCCGTTGAATATAAAAGTGAAGTATTAATTGACTTTATAAAACACGAACCATTTATACTTAGGGATTACGTCATGGAACAAAAGAAGAAGGGCGTCTCAGCATATATCTTTACTAATACGATAGATCTTGAGTCTAGAATAAGAGAAGATACTACTGAGGAATTTCCTGATGATATTAATCCTATAATATTTGATGAACCTTGTTATGTATTCAGTTTACTTAACAATGAAGAAGATGACCATCATGTTAATATTCGTGTTTTTATTGATGGCTTATTTGTTATGAAAGACCTTATTCAAAAACGTAATGAATTTGCTGAATATCTATATATTCCACAATCATTTATTACTGAGAATAGTTTTATTGAAATTGAATATGTAAATAGATTTTACTTTGATAAAGAAATTGAATTTGAGTCACTTGATGATGAAAAAACAATAACAATCGCATCTAATGACCCAAACACAATACCAACTAATGCAGACTTTGTTATGTACGATGATATTGATACTGGTATTATTCATAGATATAATCCATCATTTTTCGATATTAAAGTTATCAATAATTATGGAGAGTTTAAAACATCAAATGGTAGTGCTGAAAAAAGGTTACAGTTTGTCAATCTTAATAAATTTAAGATTAAGACTAATGATGAAATGCTAGTTGGTAAACCATTGAAAATAAGATTATCAAAATCAGCTGAGGGTATTCGCTATGTTGTTCCTCGTGATGGTGAAGTCTATCTGGAATTTGTAGATAATACTTTTGGTTACCATAAAGATTTTATCAGAGTATATGTTAATGGACGTATCATGCCAAGAGAAAAATATGTGTTCTATCCAATGTATCATTATCCTAGAATACGTTTCATATATGAAATGCATAAAGATGATGTTATATATATTGATGTAAGTCCGTATAGATATACTCAAATATATTATCAAGAAGATATATCACCGACTAATGAACTTTTTGACTTAAGAACTATAATCAATAAGCCGTTTGATATACGGTATTATGACGTATATTTAAATGGTAGAAAATTAAGTTTGAACAATGTTATTACAATCGACCCATGGACTGTTAAATTTGTCAATATTAAGTCATCATATAATTTATTAATCTTTGAAAAAGAACGAGATTATGAATATTATGGTGTTGATTATACCGAAAAACAATTCTTTTTCAGTATAGATGAACTGATTAAAAAAAGATATGTTACAGAAGAAGAGAAGCGAAAGCTTTTAGATTTTGTAATTGAAAATAATAAAGAAGACGATATGATAATTGGTGAAAATACTAACGACGAAGAAAAAGAAGAATATCCCGGAATTACAGATAGATATATTTACTATATCTTTGATATGTTCTATTATGAAGAATTAATACCAAAAACATTTGTTAATCCCGATATAACACAATTTTCGTTATTAGTATTATTAGATTGGTATACTGATATATATAACCAATATATTACATCACCAACTAATGCAACATGTAGCGATGAACCAAACGCATATGCAAGACGTTCAGCATATATTGATGCATTATGCCTTAATCCAGATTTAACGTTTTATGGTCCAGAAGACGGTGATGATAATGCACAATTAGTTTATGCGGTTGGACATCTTAATGAACTTACGCACGAAATACTCAGTATGGATATTGAGATTGCAACAGAAAAGACAATTGATAAATATGTCAAAGATGACTTAGAAAAAGATGAGTTGGAGGTGTATATGTAATGCCGGTAAGATTAATTGATCACACTGATAGACCAACATATATCTCAAAACCGGATATACGATTTGCAACAACGTTTCTTAGTCATGAATATCGTGATTATTCAGTAGAGGGCGAAGCTCTCATGGATAAGATGACAGGTGAACTTTTTATAAAGAGACCTGTTGATGGTCGTGTACTTAGCTTTGAACAAAATAAGAAATATGCTTATGACCAGGTATTGGAATTACGAATCCTTTTAACAAACAATGAGGATTTTACATACCCTGGAAAAAATAATAATGCGTATTATGTTTCAACTAATTATGACCTCGTGACTATAAATAAGGACGTACCAAATGATATATTAGTATCAAAAAATACTGAAATAGCATCAGAAGGTGCAAGTGGAGTAGACTTAAGAAATACGTTATCATTCAATATTTCAGGTGAATGTAATGGATTCTTCATAACGCCCACAACACGAGATGCCGATAAAACTATTGTTCGTATACTTTCTAATTTATATGATGAATATATATGTAATTATGAGGGTAGCGACCCAGCCATTAAAGCTGAACAAAGAAAGTTTCAAACTATTGAAAAATGGAAAGACTCTGATATAATACTTAGTTATAAAATTTCGATTACACTCGATGGTTCTACTACAACATACGATGCAACTGATTATATCAGATTTAATGAGGGATGCTGTGTTTTATTCCCAAAGAATATTACTGAAAGATATCCATACGGATACGATTCTGCTAAAGTTATAATAACAAAACTTGATTATTATAAAATGCATTTTGTACAAACATTGTCTTCAGATATTACTGGTCTTGACGATGACACTACAGTTCTTGAATCTGTAAGCGAATATCTTTGTCCAGATGGCAAAGTATATTGTCAATGGGCAAATATAGTTAGTTTCGTTGATACTTATAAAGATTTAAGACTTTTAGGTAATGAAGTTACTGTTGGGTTTTTAGATATACCGTATATTAGACGGTATATGACAAAAATGGCGAAACTTAAGAGAGCTTCTGAATTTATTCAATCGTCAGCTAGACCAAATGATGAAGAATGGGGAGCTAATGCAGTTTGGGCTGAAATGGTTAGAACCATTGGTCTAAAAGGAGAAGTTATTAATCATAATTCAGAATCTGATCTTAAGGAACTTGAGATGATTATTTCTAAAAATAACTTTGGTTATGTTGATATTAATACTGATATTACAGTCAAGAAAGATATCTATCTTGAAGAGGGTGAAATTATAGATGTACCAGATGATACATCAGAAGACCCTAATGACACCGAACAGAGTCCGTCTAGTGAAACTAGCACTAATGATGGAGGTGAATAAAATATGATTGTACTTGAAGTTAATAACTTAACCATGGAAGAAGATAGATTAAATGACTATCTAATAGTACCTGATTATTCTTCAAAACGTACATGTAAATACCCATTATCTATGGGAAGACTTGATTTATTATGGATAGTAAAAATCAAGCAATATTATACTGTAACAGTTTTACCGTTTATTGATATGACACAAGAAGAATATGATGCACTTATAGAATGGATACCTGGAACCATTTATCGAATAATTGAAGATGGAAAAATCGTTACAATTTATTTTAATGGTATTGATTATCCTCATGATGGCGGAGAATCAAAACAGATATCATTAATAAATGACGCTACATTATATATGGATGAATCTGGAGTTATCTATGATTCTATAATGACATCCGATGCATCTCTTAGAGTATATGATATCAAAGAGGGTGCAATTGTTACGGCTGAAATTGTTGAAGAAGATCCTTCAGGCAATTGATTTTTATTGGAGGGATAAAAAATGGCTAATAAACGAATAAGATATATACCAGATAAAGTTACGGATATTTTAATGCATGGACATGACTCAGATAGAACTGAACGTGTTCTTATGCCAATAACACGTTACGGTGCTATATTAAATGCACCATCGGTTGTTCAGGAAGATATAACTACGTATGGTGCTCCATTTCATTTATTAGAAACAGACACTGTTGTTTTAAATGAAGAGGAAATTCGCAATCTGTGTGGAAGAATAGTATAAAGAGGTGAAATAAAATATGGCACAAAAAATGCGTGGCAGGATGCAAACACCTGCAGATGATCAAGGCAATCGAATAGATATAGCTGTAGTTACAGATGTTGATGCTGTTGTCTATGATGATGAACAAACGTTACATGAATATCTTGATAATTTACAATCAAATGTTGATAATAACACATCTCGTCTTAACAATAATGGACAAGTAATTTTATCAACGATGGAACCATCAGAAGCAGAACCAGGTTTTTACTTCTTTGCTGAAATTAATAAACCTAAAAAAGATGATGTTGATTATAAATATAATAAATACTCATCACTTCCTGATGATTTAATTAAATCATTAGGTGCAAGAAAGATCGTTGCAAATGGTGAAGAAAATTTTGATCCTGTATCAATGATTAAAATCGGTGATCTTGCAGCATATGATCCTAATGATGAATGGGAAATAAATACATATGTTGTAAAGGTTCCTAAAACAACATAAAAAAATAATTAATAATGAAGTTACGCTGGATTTTTCTAGCGTAACTTCTTTTTATTGTTGGTCTAACAAAAAATTAAACTTTCTTGAAAGGAGAGTTATTTGAAATTATGGAATTTGAAAAACCAACAATGAAAAAATATCTTTCAATAAAGGATATTAAGTTAAAACCTTTAAAAATTAAATTTGATATTACAACTCTTAATATGGTAATATCATTTATATATAAAGATAGTGTTTTACGAACACGAAAAACACTGACAAATATTTATAAGTTATTTAATAACTTAGATATGTCTGTTTATGAAAATGAACCATCATTAGAGGCAAGAATATGGATAATAAGAAAGACTCTTTATGGTAAGTTAGTTGATGGGTTTGAAGACAATGATAATTTAAAACAGTATTGTCTTGATGATATAGAATGCGATTCATATAAATCAGAGATATTAAATACAACTTTAGCAACTAAAAAAATATCTCATGATGAATCAAAATATTTAATAAAAAAGATTGATGATACATTAGAGTTTGGATATACTATTACAGTAAAAGATGTTATGAAACAAATTCTCAATTCTATTGATGAAGGAGATTTTAAATCATATAAAGCAGTAAGTGAAGATTTATATAACATTGCAACTGCTGTAATAAATATAAAGAGAGGTAATTCAAGTCTTGGTTCAGATCAGACATTCTCTCTTGCAGATGAACAATTCGAAGCAGTCATTGATGATGCTGTTCAAAAACTTAAGGATAGAAATAGAATATTTGTAACTGGAATAAAACGGTGGAATACTATTCTTGCACCAGGATACTTGAGTAAAAGATTGTATACATATCTTGCTTTTCCAGGTAAAGGTAAATCTACCATTCTTCTTAAGTCAGCAATGGATATTCGTAAGTATAATAAGGGAATTAAAACGAAAGACCCTGATAAGAGACCTGCTGTTCTTTTCTTAACGCTTGAGAATGATATACCAGAGACTATTGAACGTATATACAACATGTGTGTTGATAGTGACGATATTAGAAATTATTCAGCTAAACAAATAAAGAAGAAAATGCGTGATAAAGGTGGTCTTAAATTATCAGATGATGATAATATAGATATTATCATTAAAGAATTTAAGAATCGAGAACTCGATACAAATGATTTGTATACAATTATAAACGATTTGTCTGATGAGGGTGTTGAAGTTATAGCATTGGTTCTTGACTATATGAAACGTATAAGACCAGCTGAAAGAGCATCAGATGAAAAGACGGAACTTAAAAATATTACAAATGAATTAAAGGAACTTGCAAAGTTTTTTGATATAGTAGTAATATCTGCTCAACAGCTTAACAGAGTCGGTGCATCAGTAGTTGATGCAGCATTACAAGCTAAAAAAGAAGATGTTACAAGACTTGTTGGACGAGATGCAATAGCTGGTTCGTGGGAGATTATAGAAAACAGCGACGTTGTTATTATAGTAAATCCTGAAGTTAAATCTGATACTAATGAATTATATTTGACATTTAAGTTACTCAAACGTCGATACAGGTCTTCTGAGGAGAATGAAAAACTGAGAAGACTTGAATATTTTAATCATCCGTTTGAACCAGGAAATGAAATACGACTTATAGATGATATTGATAAACCTAAAGCATTGTCACTCGAATCTCTCAGCACTCAGTTTGAAGCAGTCGATGATAAGAGAGGACGTACTAATGCTATCAATAGAGAAACAAAAGAACCTGAAAAAAATAATAAAAAGAAAAAACAGTATGTAAGTAATTACGATGATGACTTCGAGCCTTTTGATTTTGATAAAAGCTCTAATTATTAAATATAAAAAGCTAAGTGAAAGATATATCTTTCACTTAGCTTTTTTTATGATTACTTATATATTATTTTATTGGTAATCATTATTGGCAAATTGTCAAAATTTAATATGAAAAGAGAGTGATTAAAAATGATTATCAAAAAATACAACCCTGAAATGTTGGATAACCACGGTGTTTTGAGGTTTCCATCAACGACAACCGAGATTACTGATATGGCTTTCTTCGGACGAGACTATATCAAAGAACTCGATTTATCAAGAATCGAGTCTAAAAAGCTGGTAATAGGAAAACGAGCTTTTTTCGGTTGTAAAAAGCTCACAAAAATAATATTACCGACTGAATGTGAACTTATAGTTCGTGCTGGCAGAAGATGTTTTGCTAACACAAACTTAAAAGTCGTTATAAAAGGTCGAATAGCACGAACCGTGATAGAGTCAAATCGTGAACTGATTTCGGATATTTATTCACGAGATGGATTTGTAATGGTTTGTACGGATCCGTCATATAGTAATGATAAATACTATAATCGTAATATTATGAAAAACATTGATGAATATGAGGACGAAACATTTTGCGATGATATCTTTGCTGTCGGTTGCAAATAAGTTTATCATTACATATGTATTTTTATAAATAAAAATACATTTCATTAAACCTGTTTTATGAGCAAGTTTAATGAAATAAAAATGAAAGGAAGAAAAAAAATGTCGATAGAAAATTCAAAAAATAATGATGTAATGTTATTTACAGCATTAATAGAGGCTTTACAAAAACTCAATATGAAAATTGAGTCTCGTCCGAAGAAAGAATCAAACACAACGGATGAGTCAATAGTTTTAAATTTGGTTCACATTTCAGGAGAATCAGATACTGATAACAATATCGAAAGTATCATCAATGCTTTCTTTAATAATGATGAAGATGATAATGATGTTTCTTATCCTTCAGAAGTTATCAACACTATTTACGTTGAAATACGTAACGAAATTTATAAACTGATAAAAGCAATAAAAAAACCATATCCTACGGAAGTAATGGTTAAAATGAATCAGGAATATCGAAATGATATTTCGTCAATCATATGTAAGATTGATGAAGTATGTAGAAAGGCACATATTTCTGAAAGTATCTCGAATTTTAGAGATACCTATTTAAATCCGCATGAGCGAGAATACTTTGATATGGTTTACAACGAAGTTGTATTAAACCAATCAAATAAATTTCTTAATATAAGTATTTATACGATAAGAAATGAACTTGCTCGTAGATTAGAAAAAATCGACGAATATCTCGACTCTACATGGAACGAGATAATAAAATTATCATTTAGTACATCGATGAATACAGGTACAGTCATCGATTATTTAATTGATGACTGGTTATCAATCATTGATAATAACGAAATCAATGAGACTGAGATGTATTTTGACATGCCTTGCTGCTCATATAATATCTGGTTCTTGAGATATATATTAGAGCATCTTAATGATAGATATGTTTCTGATATATTACGTGATGCGGTTAAAGCATCTGTTATAATATTAAGAAAATACAGCGAACAGCAGATGACTAAAACATCTACAAGAAAAATGCTCGAAGATATACGAGCTTGTCATGATAGATATCAGCAAAAAGCTATTATTTCTTCTTTATATGGCATATGTGGAGGAGAGGGATAAAAAGAGATGGATAGTAAGAGAGAAGGAAACATCTTTACTCTCTACATGCAAACCATCAACAGAAGACGAGGACAAATCCCAGAGGACAATCTGGAAAAGTTAATAGAAGAAATCGGGGAGATATGTATTCACTATCTCCCCGATAATATTAAAAGAGATTATCTTGATACTGATGAATATCCTAGAGAGTATATTGTTAAATATACTTATACGGTAATCACGATAATTTCCGCAATATATAGTCTTCGTTGTACGTTAAGATATTCTAATGATAAGGTTAACGATTCTATATTTTTTAGGAACGTAGCAAATCAGCTATTAGGATACAATGATGAGTCTAATATGTATGTAGAGATATATAATAAGATAAAAGAATTTAGAGATAAATATCATAGCAATTATTACTTAAATGAAGTATTTATTGAATTAGAAAATACTTTAAAAAAATTGACAACTTACAATTTTTAATTACGTTATATATTATATTTTTGTGATTATATTTCTATCACAAAATAAAATAGGAAAGGACGATATATTGTGAGTAAAAAACGCAAGCAAGCTGTTAAACTTAGTAGGATGAACTGGGATAGCGAATATTTCTATGATATTATTTATGGAAATGGTTTCACTATCACTGAACCTGCTGAAGTAGCTATTGATGAAACTAAAGAGAAAGCACTTTATGGTGCGCAATCTCCTCTATACGGAACATCTTATTCAGATGAGCATGCATTCATCGAAAGATATAGATGTAAGTGTGGAGAATTTCAGGGCAGGCAGTTTGATGGGGAAGAATGTCCTATCTGCCATACAAAGGTAGAATTCAAGGATTCTGACATCAATGTAACAGGATGGATTGATTTAGCACCAAACAGAATAATCAATCCATATTATTTCAATCTGCTTTCTCAGACATTAGGTAAAAACGTTTTCCCAGATATTGTATCTGCAAAATACAGAATAACTAAAGACGGTAAACGAGAGAAACCTAATAATAATGATGCAGAATCACCTGCATCATCACCATATGCTGGAATTGGTGTTGATGAGTTCTTCAAAAACTATGAGAATATCCTCATTTACTTTAAAAGTAAAAAGAAGAATAAAATCTCTACAATTGATAGACTTATTGATGAAAAGGCTAAGGTCTTTACTTCACACATTCCGGTATATTCAACTTTTCTCAGACCGCAGAGTGTCACATCTGATACATTCTATTATGGTACTATCGATAAAATCATCAATACACTTTTCACTCTTTCCGAAAGTCTTAAAGAGTGCATAGATGTTGAAAGAGATTTCATTCTGCAGCGTATGCAGAATAAAGTGAATGCAATGTGGGATATAACTTTCAACCAGCTTAACGGTAAAGAGGGTTTTATTCGTGGACAGTTACTTGGTGGTAGTTTAAACTATACTGCCCGCAATGTAATAATTCCTGAACCAGGACTTAAAGATAATATGGTTGATTTATCTTATCATACCGCACTGGAACTCTTTAAGTCTAAAATAATTTATTATCTCATGAAACTCGATGGTATCTCAATGGGCAAAGCTGCAATGATATGGCAGAATGCTTTTAAGTTTGATGAAAAAGTATATGACATTATGATGTTTATGGTAGAGCATAACGATGCCCAACTTCTGATAAACAGAAATCCGACCTTGAATTTTTATAGCATGTTGCTTATGAAAATAAGAAAGATAAAACATGATAAGAATGATTACTGTTTATCAGTTCCACTGTCGATTGACCATACGGGCGAGGTCGACATTAAACTGTTCTAATTGCGGGGACGAATTCTATAAATAAATACTACTAAATTATCTTAGTAATAATGATAATGGCAATGGGTAATTCCAAAGGTATAGTAAAAAGGTATTTATTTGAATCAATCGACGCAACGAAGTATCCCTTTAAAAAAGGATTTATAAAGGAGATATGAGTTCAACGACTATCGAAAGCATAGCTTAAGAGAAATACTTAGGTGAAGAAGTGAGTAGAGTAGTGCCTATTAAGGTTAGTATTATAGTGAGATTAGCTATAAGTAAATCTATTAAAACGAAACGGACAGCTATGTATATTTGTTATTAAGAATATACATTGAAGATATAGTCTAGAATATTGTATTTGAATTTATTATATTGCTAATAATAACTTAAGGAGGGAAAATCAAATTAAGCATAAAATAATTAAACTACCAGATATAGATTTTCTTTATGAATATGAAATATATGAAGATGGTACGGTTTATAATAAATCTACAGGAAATCATATAAATCCATATAATGATAAAAGAAGACCGAATGAATGCCCTGCAATCTTTTTCAATATAATAGCTGATAATGGCAAAATCAAACGAAAATTCTTTTATCATGATGAATTAATGGCGTTAATGTTTTTCCCAGATTATAAAGCCGGTATGTATATTCATCATATTGATGGGAATATTTACAACTGTAAACTATCCAACCTTTCTATTGATAAAGGAATAACAGCTTTAATTAATATCCATCATGAAACCAAAGAATGGGAGAAAGTGGATATAGGTACAAAGTTATACTATGAGTATTATATTTGTGAAGATGGTAGACTTTACAATAGTAATACCGATTCGTTCATTAAACCATTTAAAGACCCTAGAAATAAGGATTATTTAAGATATAACTTATACTACGATAAAAGTTCATCTGATGTAATGCATGCTTCTGTGAGTAGATTAGTGGCTTTTCATTTTATACCTAAACCCGAAGGAAAAGATATAGTTATTTTCCGTGATGGTAACCCTACTAATTGTGATAAAAGTAACTTATATTGGGGAGATAATTGGGATGTAAATAACAAAGTTCACCAACAAGAACGTGAGTGGACGACTTTATATATTCCAATTTTAGGTAAAGAAAAATGGAAGAAACTAGAAATACCAGGCACTAATTTTATTGATGACTATCGTATCAGTAATTTTGGTAGAATATGGAATAACACAAAGGGCTTCTATACAAACATTCATAAATCACACAATATCAATCGATGCAATCAAAGTCATTTATCGGTATCTTTAAATACCGATAATGGGTTCGATGAGTTTTCAATTCATAGATTAGTTGCATTTATGTTTGTAAAAAATAAAAATCCGAAAAGATATAATTGTGTTAATCATATAAATGGTAATCCTGAATGTAATTATGCTATAAATCTAGAATGGTGTGATATATATGAAAATGTCCATCATGCTATTGATACCAATCTTATATTTACTAATAAATTTCAGGATAAAGTGGATAGTGAAAACTGGAGACTTAATACGATACTTGCATGGATATTCTCAATACCAAATATAGAAAATGATTTGGCATATAAATTTTATCAAATTTATATTGATAAATATGATGATAATATACCAGAGTTAACTTTAAATGAATTTATTAATGAATTTAATGAGCGAAAAGAAAATAATGAAGATTTTATTAAAGTTTTCAATTATTATAAAGAGACATATAGTCAAGTAACTAACTAAAAGCAATATAATAATTCAAATACAATTTAATTAGCATTCAGATTTTATAAACAATAAATTAAAAAAAGAATACGGTCTGAATGCCGATTGCTTGCCCGGCCTTAATGCTGATTTTGATGGAGATATTCTTAATATTATCGGTATTATGGATAAATCATTCGTTTATATGTTTAGGAAATTTAATCCTATCGAACGTATGATTGTAGACCGTGATAGTGGTATGTTAAATGATTACTTCACTATCACGAAAGGTCAGCTGATTGATCTTCATTACTTCTGTACTATAGGTAAAACAGAGAACGATCAGCCTGAAACAGAAATAGTTAACAAATAAAAAATAAATATGTGACGATGAATGATTATATTCATCGTCACATATTTATAAATTTTTGGAAAGGAATGGTTAAACTATGAGTACTGAAAAAAGTGTTCTTAACCCAAATTTTAAAAAGAAAGAAATAGATTTTAGTTTCATGAGGGTAAGAGTAGACCATGGATATAATTTTTGGAAATCAATTTTAGTAAATTATTATCCGTGTAACGATACCTCGAGGAAGACATTTGAAAAATTCCTTCAAATTTTTGATGGTGAATTTTTGGTGATTCCAAAAAATGTTGAAAATATTAAAATTAAAACAGATGCAATATACGGCTATAATGTTAATAATAATGAAAATAACAGGGATGATAAATTTACTGGATATAATGAATCTGGTAAATTATCATTGTATGAAATAATAGGATACGTGTTTGTAACTAAAGATAAATCCAAACGGATTCAACCTATATACGTTGAGGAAGATTATCGTGGATATGGAATAGGTCATATATTAATGAATGATGCGATAAATTTATATGGTGCTAAATCATTAAATTTATTTACTGATAATGAAATAGCTCGTCATCTATATATGAAGCACGGTTTCTGTGTTTCATATATTTGTAAAGCAAATGAAATAATGACAATGAAAAAAAGACATGAAAAGGAATGTGAATGATAATGAAAAAATCTAATGTAAAAAATGACAGAGAACCTGTTAAAGTAGAACCTGAAAATCATATATTTGATATATGTAAAGGTCATCTTAGGGGTATAACATACAATCCAAAACTCGATTCTTCAAATGTTATAATTCCTGAAGAAATTGAGGAAATAGATACCGGATGTTTTAAAGATGACCAATATGTAACATCAGTAATACTGCCTAAGAATTTAAAAATCATAAATTCTGGTGCATTCGCAAACTGCCATAAACTTATAGCAGTAAAATTCAACGATAAAATTGAACGTATTGGAGAATATGCATTTTCAAGAACTATGATATTAGGCATTGAATTACCTGATTCAGTTATAGATATAGGGAGAAACGCTTTTGTTGGCAATATGTGGATGAAAAGTGTAACTATGTCTAATAACTTATATAATAAAATAAAAGGTAAATTCTTTAACTACTTCCCTGATACAATTACCGAAGTTATAATTCATAACATAAAAAATGTGGATAGTCATGAAGATGAACCAGAATATAAAAGATTATCTATAAGAGATATACGATAAGGAGGAAATAAAAATGAAATTAAAGTTAAGTGCTAGAAATGTAGCATTAGAAACAATAGAACATGGGCTTCCTATTGAAGCTGTTAAAAATATTTTGATACCCAAAGGAATTGATATACTGGGTTCTAATTGCTTTAATAATTACAAAGATGAGATAGAATCTATCGATTTATCTAAGTCTGAAGTTACTGTTATTGAGGAAGGTACTTTTTCAAATATGAAAAACTTGAAAAGTATTAAACTTCCTCATGCATATATAGAAATACCTGATGAAGCATTTTTAGGTTGTACAAACTTGAAAACTGTTAATTTTTCTCATAGTGTTAAATCAATAGGAACTCGTGCTTTCTATAAATGTGAGAGTCTTGAGGCTATTAGTATACCGAATGGGTGTATTGAAATTAATAAAGAGGCGTTTGCTTATTGTACATCATTAAAATATATACATTTACCTGTTGGTGAATGTTGGTTATCAGAGAATATATTTTTAGGATGCAATCCTATTGAAATAAATATAACCTAGTAGGAGGGAATTTGATATGAATGAAAGAGACTATACAGAGTATTTATCAATGTTAAATGAATCGTCAAGTATTAATGATTTCTTGAATAAACCTGATGATAACGCATTAATAAACATTGATAGAAGTAAAAACTCTATTAAATTTAAAAATAAAAAAAAGAGAAAAAAGATTGCTAAAAAATCTCGTAAAGCAAATAGAAAGAAGTGAGATACGAGTGAGAATTATAGTTAAAAATTTCATTAATCTTCTAAGAAAACTTCGTGAACAGAAATTTCAAAAATATTTTAATTTTGATAAACCATCAGATGATATAGTCCTTAACAGTTTATATCTTTAAGAAACAATACTATAAATTCTGTGAAAGGAGAATTGTCTGATGACAACTAATTTATACGAGACTATTCAAGATATTATTGAACTTAGAGTTAGATATTATGATTTAATTATGCTTTCACATCTTGTTCATAATGATAAGAAAGCGTTTGATGATATCATTCGTGAAAAGGCTGAAATAACCAAGAAACTTAATGAATATAATTTTAGCGAGAGTATCAGTGAAAATACTAGTATGGTAAATATATTAGTTTTTGCATATGAACATCCTGGCGTAGGTATTACTCATAACCTTTTTGACGATAATGAGTTCATTTATTATGACATTAATGATGATGTTGTAAAAGATGAAAATGGTAATGTTTTCGAGACTTGGGTTCCAGGTAAAGGATATAATGGGTTGATAACAAGGTATCAGGATGAGCGCTGGCAAAATGGCTGGCGAGTTTATAATAATCAGTAATAAAAGAAGCAAGGAGATTAACTTCTCCTTGCTTCTTTTTTAGCTATAATCTCACGTTTTAACTCATACATAGATTCGATATATTCTTTATCAGTTGATAGCCGTATAACTGATTCAATAAGATATAACGATAGTCTACGTTTTTGTGGTATCTTTTTATATAGTGCTAAGTATGATATATACTTAGCACTATTAAAATTATCTATATGAGTATGCCCTTCTGAAAATTTTTTTCTGGTGTTATGAACTATAAAATGATTATGACCATCAGAGTAAATATTAAAATATTTCATATTCATTATCAGGTTCATTATATAATCAATCCTCCCTTTTTCAGATGGTATTATTTGAATGTATATAGAAAAGCGCATAATCAAATATTATATTTATATAATATTTTGGTGTAAGTAAAGGAATATTACATAAAGTAGTGGTCGCAATAGTGACTGCAAAACATGTATGTTCCTAATAGCCATTAAAAATCTAAAGGAGGAATATAAAATGGCAAAGAATAACAAAAAAGATACGAACAAGAAAACCAACCCCGTAGTAGACGCTAAGATCGTTGCAAACGAGCAGAAGCAGAAGCAGTCTAAGATCAAAAAGGCTGCTAGAACAGCATGGACAGTAACAAAGGTAACGGTCTCGACTGTGGTTCTCGGCACTGCAACTGCGGTCGGCGCTTTAGTGATATACGGAGTGGCAGATGAGTTGGATAGACATGCCGAATTTGAGAAGAACGAGCATATCTATTACAGAGAGAAAGTCGGGTTTCGAACCCGTTATTTCAACAAGAACGGCAGAGACGTTACATCAGACGTCAAAGCCGCTCTTAAGAGTGGCACACTGAAAAAAGAAGACATATGCGGAAAGGAGGTGTAAAAATGTTTACAACAGTTGCAGTGCCAATAATCGCATTATATTCACTTATTGCTGCTAAGGCAGCATATAATAATGCTGAACACATAATAAGATGTGACAATATGCACCGTGCATTAAAAGCTGAACAGAAAAAAAATGAGGAGGATATATCTCCAGAGGATATCAGCACAGCAGAGTAATTATTGTTAAGGGGTGTGATGAATAATCACACCCCTCTTTTTTTATATTTGAAACGTTATAATAATAATAATAATAATAATAATAATAAATATGAAAGGAGTTTTCTTTTATGTCATATTTTTTTTGTTTGTTAAGTACTGAAGAATGTAAGGATCCTACACATTTCGGTTTTAATTATGCTAAAAAGAAAGAATCAGAATGGATTTCTGCTCCTGTTGAAATTAAGGAGTTTGCATCTGTAGGTGCTAAAGGTCAATATTACGTATATAAAGATGAAAAAGCATATATGTTATTTAAATACTATTATGACAGTGATAATGCAAGAATTGTCATTATATGTAAAGAATCTAAAGACGGTTGTGACACTCGTGATAATTTCTAGTTTTATATCTATACAACATAGATATAAGCTTATTGATTGGATGGAAACAACTTTAAGTTATGCTTATTTTCATTACATTTTTACTTCCTTTAATGTTATAAAAAGATTGAGTAAGGGTTTTACCCCCTTACTCAATCTTTATTTTTTTAGTTATTATACGCTTGTATACAGAAAATAAAATAAAAGAATATCGCTTTTTTATAATTTACACGAGAAGCTTCTCTCCTATATTTTTCATGTACACCCACTTCTTCTGCCCATTTATCAAGGGTTTCTTTTATTCTACGTATATTATCATTATTTGAATTAGTCTTCCTAAACAAGTCCTCAGACCAATGTAGAAAGTAACGAGAATTGATATCTTCAGCTTTTTTATTTTCATCGTATAGATATAAGAATAAAATTGCTTCAATAAATTTTTGAATGTCATCAGTGTATTTGTCTGAAATTATCTTAGCTAAATAAAATCTAGTTTCAGAAATTGACACACCGCTTATTTTTGCTACCATACTAATTAATCTTAAATTTATATCTTGTGTTAATATTTTAAGAGTAATCTTTCGACCTACTGCTTCAACAGATGATGTCTTATTTTGTTCATCAACGTCTATTCTCATTTCATCACTATACGTGTCTTTCGTCAACGTTACACGTAATCCAGCTGCATGATTTTTCATATACTGATCACATATTTTCTTTATCATTGACTTCTGGTCATTACGAATACGCTGTATCCATCGTATCATTTCTTTATCTGATGCATCATTCATGAAAGCTTTTAAAAAGTTATATGAATTTTGTATTGACACAAAAAGTGCACCAAATATATGACCCTGCTGCTTGATGATGAACTTTTCTGTAAGATTATCAATAGTATATTGCATTACTGCTTCATCTGCACCATATTTAAAAAATAAACTAAAGACTGCAGGATAATCTGCCAATGCATAAATAGCAAGAGCAGAATTTAAACCTTTTTGATCTTTCTTAATATGATAGTATCTTATACAACAATAAAATATCCAAAATATCTGATTACCTTTTAATAGTTTAAAGTCTGACTTAGAACCTAGTGAATTAACTACATCATCAATTAATTTATCAACTTCAGGTATATGTATTTTCTGTTCTTTACTACTTCCTGAAAGTTTATATTCTAAACCAAATAAATCACAATACTGCGCTTTTTCAACCGATGTGAATGGAATTAAATAAACAGGTCCTGATGTATGAAGTTTTTCACTGTTTCTATCCATATATTGACCAATCAACTGTTTAAATTTTTTATCACCTTGAGGAGTACTGAGTACTGCTGCTATTTTTGGATAAAGCTTTTCTAACATTATATGTGAATCAGTAGCTGCTTCAAGAATAATTTCAGCTTCCTGCTCTTTATTATAAATCATTTCAGATAAAGTTGTCACGTTTACCCCTCCTAAAAAAAGTCTTAGTTAAGTATTTGTTTTTCATTCATTTTTTTACAGTATTATAATATTTTCAGTTATAAGGAGAAATAAATAATGAGAAAAATATTGTCAAAAATTTTAGATTATACGATGATAATGACATTTCTATCATCATTAGGAATAACTATATATAATATAGCACACAAAATAAATCCTTTTAAAAATTTTATTTCATATATTATTCTTCCGGTGTTATTGTTTATATTCTCAATAATAATTGGATTGTTTAATTCAAGAATAATACAAAATAAAAAGTCGGTAAAGACTATAAATGAAAATTGGAATTTCTATAAAAAATGTATGGAAGAATTTAAACATACTAAAGCATACGATGATAAACCGTTTAAAATTCATGAAAAAATTTTTGAGGATGAGGAGACAGATAAAAATGAATAAATTAGAATTATCTATTGGTGTTGATATAGACTCTACTATCAACAGAGCACATTTTTATGATATAATACATGGTAGGGAATTATGTAAGGAATTTAATCATAAATGTGAAGAACATCTTGATGAGTCTGATGTCAAAAAAATGTTTAATTTTTCAGATGAATTGTATAAAATTTATATGATTAGATATTTTCCATGGAATTGTAAATTTAATGAAGTTGAAATAGGAGCATCAGAAGCTCTGCGAATTTTATCACGTAAAGGATATAGAATAGTTATCATTACGGCTAGAGATGATAAATATAATAAACCCGGAATACCTTATACTGGGGATAGAATGGTACGTGATACATTAGATTGGTTAGAAGAAAATAAAATACCATATAATGATATAATTTTTGGAGCAAAAGATAAACGAAAAGTTTGTGAAGAAAATTCAATAGACGTTATGGTTGATGATGACCCAAAACATATTTTAAATGTATCTCAATCTATTCCAGTTATAATAGCAGCACAACCTTATAATGAGTATTTGATAGATACACCAAATACATATTTCAGTCGTAATTGGATTGAGACATGCGATATCCTTCAAAATTTATGGAAAATAATGTGATATTAATTTATAAATAAGGGGAATAGTTATATGAAAATAAACTTTGAATATATTGGATATAGCCAAGGAGTAATTTTGTCACAAAATATAAAAACGATAACAAATCAGATGAATGAACTTCTTGCTACCTATGACAAATTTATTAAAGACACATCATTAATGGAAATTGATGATAAAGATTTAAATTATATAGACAGTATGATTGATGATTGCATAGAAACAGTTCCAATAATTATTGATACTCTCAGTAATACTGTAATAGCACTGGTTGAATCAGATTTTAAAACAATGATTGATGAAACAGAATTTCAGAATATGCATTCATCGATAAAAAAATCTATTAATGAAATAAAACACCGAAAAGATATGATTAACTTTATATATGATGCGTATTCAAAAGGTGTAAAATATGAAGAATTTGCTAATGGTAATAAGCGAAGATATTTTGTGAATCCAGAGCATAGCAGATATATTGATGTATACTTTACACCAAATGCATTTGTTTTTACAGATATTTATTCGGAAGATAAAATATTAAAAAATATACACATAAAACTCGATATAAAAGATATAAAAAAGAAAATGAAAGAAAAAAATAAATTAAAGAATTATGCTATGTTTGAACTCCCCCACGCTTTAAAGTATACATCTGATAAAATATTTAGTTCACTTAGAAAAGAAGGTGTATGCTTTTCATCTCCATTTGAGTTTGCATTACGTATGTTTATAATGTCATGGTTCTTTAATACGCTAGTTGAATATGATAATAAATATTATAAATCATTAGTAAAAACATATTCAGATATTTTTATTAATAATATTAAAGAAAGAGATATTATTCATTTTAAAATGAATAATATATTTTTAATACGATTGGTTAATATTTCTAAATATTCTAAACTATATAATGATA